CTGGGAAAGCGCCACTTTCTGATAATCTTTTCTTTACATCTACAAATGGGGCTCCATTAACGAGTGCATGAGGAGGAGCTTTCATAAATTGTTCCGAGGTAAAAATTGTTTGTTTTTTAAATACCTCAGATTGCCTATAAGATTCTACAGAGCTATCTTTTTTAATTTCTTTTTGCGCCCTTTCTGTTGCCTCTCTTTGAGCCTCTGTCTCTCTTTCCGGCTCTGGAGCAACAGGCGCTTCTTGTTTAGGTTTAGGTTTAGGTTTAGGTTTAGGCTTTTCTGTAACTTCTTTTTCTGAGTCTCTGCCTTTAGGGTCAATTTTGCTTATATCAGCTTGTTGCATCCTTTGGCTAGTGTCAGTATTACCTGTAATCTTCCAACGGCCGTTTTTTTGCTTTGTTAAAATATTTTTTGTTTTGTCATTTACGTATGTTGTTCCTACTTCTGCAGTTTTTCTTACTGCTTCAGGAACAAGTTCGTCGTTAAACTCAATAAAACCTACAACATCCCTACCCTCAAGAGCAGGTGCGCCATTGTCTTTTAGCTCTTCAAAACTAACCCACGTATCCTCTGAAGAAACGCCCCAATCTTCTGGGGCCTGGTAACTAATATTATTTTTCATGCTCTATAGCATATCTCATGAAACTTTAAACCGATGATCCTCAGTCTAAAGATCTCAGTAAAAAATAATTTAATTATGAGTAGTTATTCTCACGGTCATATAATTCCTCTTGTTGGTGGATCGGTTGTAGGCACAACCACTGCTCTCGGTCGTGATCCAGAGTGGATCGCATCATGGTCCAATACGTTTGGGACAAATGACTCTTATTGCCTAAAATTCTTTTCAGAAACTCCATTTTATAAAAATTTATAGTTTTGATACGCAGGATTTTCACATCTTCTAAAGACCGTTTTTGGGTGAAGACTCAACTGGGTTGCTGCGTAGCTAACAGAATGGTACTCTATACCATTTACTAATACTTGTAAAGACTGGTGGTTGACCTTAGTAGTTTTGGGAGGGTCCAGCCAAATATACTCTTCGTAGTTTTTAGAATCTAATCTATACTTTAACGTGGCTCTTTTTAACCCCAAAGAGCTAGCGGCTTTTGCACAAGACCTATAAACATTTCCTTCTATTTTACATCTCCTACTCCCTGTAGTTTCAGGACTATTTCTTAAAGTTTCGCTAAGTTTTTCTTTAGCCTCTTCTTTCCACTTTCGCCCAGTAGCTTCTTGTCTCATTTTTTGCTTAGAAGCCACCGAATGAGTTTGTCCATAGAAACTATTTAAACTTCCGGGCCTACTAAGTTTTTCTCTGTGCTCTTTTGTTAGTTTTCTCCCTTTACTTTTTGAGCCATTTGCAGAACAGATAGCTCTTTTTGCCTCCGCGCTCTGGCCTTCCATAAACTTATACGCAGAAAGATCATACTTATTACCGTATGTTTCGTATCTTATTTTATGAGCTAATCTATGATCTTTAAGGCTTAGCTTTATGATATTAGAAGGACTATCCGACCCACCTTCGTGCTTAGGAACGATGTGATGGCGCTCTAAGTACTCTGTTGGGTGGTACTTTTTCTTAGAGCAATGCTCGATAAATCTTAGGTATTTTTCTTCTGGATTAACCATGGCAAATACTCTTATTTATATTTAAACCAGTCTAAAGGTTTCTGAATTAAGATTAACTATGTCAAATTACACTCACGGGCACGTTATCCCTCTTGTAGGAGGGAGCGTTATTGGAGCTACACAGCTTCTCGGTAAACCTGCTGAATGGATTGCGTCTTGGGATAGCGTTTTTAGCGGAAATGACCAGTACTGCCTGAAATACTACCCCACTATACCATATTTTAACCTAGAAGAGACCGAGCCTAAAAAATACGTAGATATTATTACATGTTTGCCTCCATGCGCGGGTTTATCAAATGCAAACACGACAAAAGGCCCTGATGCAAACAACCCCCGTGGATGTTCTGCTCCGAGTAATATTCACATGATTAACGGGTCTGAGTTCGCGATGAAAAAAATTAAACCAAAAGTTATAATGGTTGAGAACGCGCCAACTCTGTACTCTAAAGCCGGAGAGGAATTTGCTGAGAGGATTAACACCTTGGCCCAAGAAAACGGATACGCAATGACCCTTATCAAAACATCTGCGTTGAAAAACGGCCTTCCTCAAGAAAGAACGCGTAGCTTCTTCTTTTTATGGAAGGGCAATAAGGTCCCTGTATTTAATGAGGTATCCAAGCCTTTTGTTCCTTTTCATAAGTTTCTAGGAGATAGACATTTTAGCAAATCTCCGTTGGTAAGTAATAAGCCCGCTCCTAGCACCGACCCGTTGTGGCAATTTATCAAAGAAAAATACAGAGGCTCAAGTGATCAAGACATACTTTCTCAGATTGCAAGTCAAAGAATGGTTAGCACGTGGAACGTTATCTACAACTCTGGGTGGTTAGACGAAGCGTGCATAGCGGTTCGCGATGAGCGTATGAATCGTTGGTTAAACTATACTCGTGAAAAGAAAGCTAACGGACTAAATATCATGGACGGAAGCATGAAGCTTGCATGGTATAGAACTCAAGCTTTGATGTGGCGCACACTTCCGATGCTAAAACATCCTTATGAAGACCGCTGGCTCATGACGAGTGAGGCTCTGGCCCTTATGGGATTTCCAGACGACTTTGCGGATAAAACAGAAATTTCTACAAAGGACTCTAACGTTATTTGCCAGAATGTTCCGGTAAACGCTGCTCAATGCTGGCTTGAAGAAGCTGTTGCAGCTCTTGATGGAGAAAGAGAGTGGATTGAGCCTGAGCTCAAGGACGATGGAACTCCAAAGATTCTTAGACAATCAAACGTAGTTTCTAAGAAAGCAATGGAGCCAATCTGGTCAATCTAACATAAAAAACGGGGGCCAATGAGCCCCCTTTGCTATATATATTACTTATCAGTTACCCTTTTTTGCCTGCCATTACGAGCTGAGCGTTATAGAGTTTTTCTACCTTCTCGAGTCTCTTCTTAATAATAGAGAGCTCGTTAAGCTCGGCCTTGACGTTGTACTGAATTCCTCTGTAGGTTGCTGTGGTCATTTGTTTTCTCCTGAAGTTTAGGTATAAGGTTATTAGGCTTATCCGTTCCTTCAGTCGTTTGCGTCCCATGCGCCAAATTTACAATTTGGGTTAGATTCTTTTACCACTTCTAAAAGTTCAATGCGAATTTCCTTCGACATATGATCGTTGTTTTTGATCTTAAGCATAACTGCGTCAGCCTGAGAACAAGTTAAAGAGGTGTATAAAAGTATATCTATCATAGGATCAACGTATCCGTTGCGCGACTTACTTGCGTCCTAGATTAGTTTGCTGTTGCATTCACCTTCAACCTTTGACTTAAGATAACCAATAAGATTATACTTAGATTTTTGATCTAAGTTGTTATCCATAGAGATTTCAACTTTTCTTTGTTGGAACCTTTCACACGACATGTGCCACCCGTAGGAGGAATCGTCTGCGTGGTGTACTAAGGTAAAAGCCAGAAGTAAACTAAGCATCTGGATGAACGTAGGAATATACTATATCATACTCCTATTATATTTTAAACAATAAAGCAGTATTCTTTCCACTCTTCGTTACTAGATTTATACAAAGTTAAATCTAAGTGAGTTCTTGGCTTAGTAGGCTTTCTTGAAAGCTTTAAGCTGCACTGCTCTAAGGGAGTGTTTCCCTTTAGAGTGTTGCATCTACTGCAGGCAACTACAAGATTTTCCCAGCTATCATCGCCACCCCTAGATTTTGGAATTACGTGATCTATGGTAAGCTTTCTTGTAGACCCACAATACTGGCACTTATGGTTATCTCTAATATAAATTGACTGCCTAGAAGGCTTAGCTCTCATCATTTTATTATAAGGAATTCTTATAAAGTTTGTAAGTTTTATAACCGTATCAGAAATAACTTGAGCCTTGTCTTTTAAAAGAAGCACAAATGCTCTTTTCCACGACGTAATATTAATTGGCTCGTATGACGCGTTTAGAACAAGAATTTGTTCTTTAGCTAACGGACTAATTTTTTTGAAGGACTCCAGTTTCATTGCAGTGCTCGCATTCTTCTACCAAACTCGGCAGTATTTTTCCCTCGGAAGAGGTGCAAAAAATTATTAAAAATCCTCTGCCGTCGCAATAATGACATTTTGTGGGCCCGAAGGCCCTGTGCTCAGTTTGCTTCGTCATTGTCGAATTTTGCAGAGTTGCAGTCTCCCTGAAGTTCTTTGGACGGATCGGCCGGTGCGGCTTTATCTCCGTTGACTTTGTGATCCTTGCGCTTAGCGTTGTAATTTAATTTCCTACTTGCTGTAGCCACAAAATCTGAGCCATCAACACCAGCGTAGGCAAGAGTAGCACGAAAAAAGAGTAGAACGTCAAACATCTCTGCAATAAACTCTTCGCGGAGCTTAGCATTATCAAGAAATGATGGTTCTGCAGTTTTCCAGGAACGACGAGGGACATATACGCGGGCCTCGATGGTTTCTTCGATCATATGGCCAATGCATTCAATGACCTTGGCGTGGCGTTCCTCGCGGGACATATAGTCGAACGGGCCTTTTACGCCAGATGCAGTAGCGTACTTTTGTTGAGAAGTGAATCCGTCGTTGATAAAACTTACAAGGTCCATGGTTGTTGTTTTGTAACTGGTTTTATTATATCATGGAATGAGGCCGGCTGTCAATCAACCTTCACAAGCTACGCACTCGGAATATTTTGACTTTTCTCCTGTAAACTTTTCCTCAAGTTCTGAAAAGCCGCCAATGTGCTGACCATCCAGCCAGATCTGGGGAACCGTTGCGTAGGGGAAGTCTTCAACGTCCTCGCGTTTGATCTCTTTGTATGAGATGTTTTGCGAGCTTAGGAGCGCTTTGGCTCTTACGCAATAAGGACAGTCGGATTTGGTGATAATTTTTGCTTTGGCCTCTGATGACTTAGGAGCAGATTTCTTGACTAGGAGAGAGGAGCTCTTCAGATAGTACAACGACTTCAGTCCAACTTTCCAAGCGCTAAGATGAAGCTTAAAAATTTCAGAAGCATCGGCCTCTGGATCTACGAAGAGATTGAGTGATTGGCCTTGGCAAACAAACGGCTGGCGATCACCTGCCTGTCTTACCAACTCGAATTGGTCGATTTCGCGTGCGGTTTTATATAGCTCTTTTTCCTCTTCACTCAAGAACTCGAGATGTTGTACACTTCCTCTCATTTCCAGAATTGATTCCCAAACATCTTCGTTGTTTTTACCAATGCTTTCTAGATGCTTTTCAAGGTAAGGATTCTTACGAACAAAAGTTCCTTTGGCTTGTTTTGCAACATAAAAATTGGCATCTAAGGGCTCGATGCCTTGGGACACTGCTCCAGAGATAACGGAGTTGGACCTAGTAGGGGCAATAGCCACAAGGTGTGTATGCCTCATTCCGTTGCCCTTACACCATTCAGGTTCGCCATATTCTTTAGCCATCTGTTTCGATGCTTTCTCGGCGTTATCTTTAATAAATTTATGACATTCAATGTTGAGTTGCCGTGCCTTTTCTGATTTAAATGCATAGCCGCGGCTTTGATAAAGGGCGTGTAATCCCATTGTTCCCAGGCCTAAAGCTCTGGATTTCCTAGCAAATCTGACACTTCTTCCCATTGACGGCAAGCGCTCCGCCTTGTGAATAAACTCCTCGACAACAGCATCAAGTAAATAAGTTGTGAGCTCTGGAACGGTCTTTCCGGTGTTCTTTCCTCTCCAGTTTTTCCACTCGTCATATTTTGCTAAATTAAGGCTACTCAATACACAAACAAACGAGTGGTTCTCATCGGTATGCAAGAAGATTTCAGAGCAGAGATTAGAGGTAGAGACTTCTAGTCCTCGTTGGTTGTAACATTCAGGGTTTTGGCGATTCGCGTTATCGATATAAATAATATAAGGAGATCCTGACACCATTCTAATCTTCAACACTTCGCCAAATAGCTTTTGCTTTTCCAAGTCACCGGAGATCATGGCGTTAATAAACTCGTCGTCAACGGTAACTGCAATGTTGCTATCGATAAACTTACGAGGGTCGCCTTGAGAATGGTCTTTAGAGCGAAGAAGTTCAGGCAAATCTGAGTGGGTAATGGGAAGATAAATAGCAAAGCTACCCCGTCTCACGCCGCCTTGGCTTACTACACTTGCTGCCAGGTCGTACTGTTGGGCCCACGGCACCACACCCGTGCTCTTACCTCCCCCTGTAATAGGGGCTCCGGCAGGTCTAACATCTCCAAGATACACACCAACTCCTCCACCGTTCTTAGAGAGGGCCGCAACCTCCTTTAAGTGGGAATAGATGGACTGCACAGAATCAGATAAATGCACAGAATAGCATGAAATTGGAAGACCCGAACTTGCTCCAAAATTAGAAAGAACAGGAGAAGCACCACCAACATACCCTTCCCACATCATTTCAAAAATGTCCTCGCCAAGGCCAGGGTTTTTGGTAAGATATTTTTGAGCTGTTTTGGCGACCCTAATAAACAGGTCTTTTGGAGTTTCGCCGGGTCTTAAATATCCGCGTGAAAGCGTATCAATTGCTTCCTTTGACATCCAGTCAGGAGCAATCTTTTCTGTTTTAAATGGAGTCATTTTGGAGAGATAGCCTATTGCCTATTATATCAAAAAATTTGCACTTAGTAAATAATTACTTACTTATCTATTAACCCGTCGTCGTAAGCATCTTTAGTGTTTTTACTACGCGATCCCCACTCAAGGTTAGAGATTTTATTATCTTGTCCGTTGTTGTTCTTGTGCAGAATAACAGGGTCTCCATCGGGCTTGGGTGGGCCGAAAAGCTCCATTACCATTTGATGAACCTTAGGCTCCTCTCTCTTGCCGTCGTAAGTTAGATTTACTCTAAAGTGACCACGGTCGTCATCGCGGAGGGCGCGGATTTCTCCGTCCCTCTTTACACGACCTTTGTCGCTAACAAAGTACGGAGACTTTTTCCAGCGCTTCCATTCTTCGCCAAACTCGGCCCATCCGTCAGGTACTTGGTAATTGCTCATTTTCTTTGTTGTATCTAGCTTTATTCATTAAATAGAAATCTTCAGCAGTTTCTCCATCAGGAAAATATACGTTGTGGTCTCCGCAATCAACAACCCATTTTTTCAGACTAGTCTCGTAGTAAGGCATTTTAATCATGACAAAGAAAGTTCTAGAGAAGTTAGGTCTACCGACGTAAAATCTTGGGAAATTTTAGAGGTGTAGTTTGATCCGTCTCGTGCTTGAGCAAAGAAGTCGGTGCTACTTGCCCCACGAATTGTTGGATCAAACCATGCTGCTATAGATTTTGCCTTTGATAACTCTTCGGTAGAAAGTTTGAAAATTTGATCTAAGCCAAGCTGAAGTAGGCGTTCGTTTGCACGATTCCTTATGTAAGCCTTCAACTCTTGAGCATCAATTGTGGCCTTCAACTCTTGAGCATCAATTGTGGTTAGTTTATAACCATTAAAGATATTATCTATAAATTTTTCCTCGTTGTCAACTACGAGACGAAAACCTTCATAAACTCCATCGCGCTCTTCGTCGGTTAGCCCAGTTTCTTCTACTAACTTACGAAATAATTTACATCCTGCTTCAGAATGAATTTGCTCGTCGATAGCGGACCATGAGATAATTTGGCTCAAACCCTTGTACCTGCCATCCTTATTGAAGCTTAAGAGTACCGAAAAAGAGCTAAATAGACTTACTCCTTCTCCTGCACCAGAAAACACTCCTAGAGACACTTTATCGGAATAAGTATCGAAAAAAGTCTCTACTTTCTTTCTAGCTACTTCGTCGTTGATAAACTCATCGTACTCATCGAGACCTAGGATGTCGTTGAGGTAGGAGTACGCTCCAGCGTGAATTGTTTCAAAGAAACTAAATGCGCGAGCCATAGACTGAATTTCTGGCTTAGGAAAAATAGAGCAAACTTTATCTGCCCAGTAGCATCCTATACCTAGCTCGGCGCTAACAAATCCCTTGAGAATACCTGCAATTACGTTACGTTCTTCAGGAGTAGAGTTAAATTGCCAATCACGAAGATCTGACTCCATCGCAACTTCTTGGTGGCGCCAAACGCTTGCTACTGCTTTTTCGTAGTATTCGTAAAACTCTGGAAAATCAAACCCTCCGTCTTTCTTAAATAGCATTGGGTCATGGGTCAATATGCTGCTTGTCATTTGTTTTCGTAGATAGTAATTTCGTGCTCGATTGCGTTATATACTCCTATTGTACCGTCAGTCTTATGTCCACCTGGATCATTGACCACGCAATTATCGGTTACAATTACTTGTTCCCAGTGTCCTGCACATAAAATGTGGTTATCAACTGCGCCACGCTTTTCTGGGTTTCTCCAAAAGCCGATATGCTTGCTATATTTCTTTCCCTGATACAGCCAAGAGTGCTTTACTCCTCTAAGAGTTCTGTCTATTTGCTCCGGTGTTAGAGTGGATGGATTGCTATAATCTAGCTTTCGATCGTGAAACGCATGGGATATGTGATAATGATTATCGTTATCAAGTTTGTAGCTAAGTCCTAAAGGTCGAGAATCCAGCCACTCTATCATGTCTTGCCTATATTCTTCATCGAGTTGGTCTATTTCTTGGAGAGTATGTTTGAAGCCCATAACTCCTTTATGAACCTTCCTTCTTTTAAGATAGTGATCGCAAAGATTTTGTGAGTGGTTGGAGTGAACAAGAGTTGCATAACCTTCATCACAGAGCTGGCGAACAAGGCAATATACCTCATTAAAGCTACATTGATCTTGGTAAGATTTATCTCTACAATCGTTTAGATCTCCGAGAAATACAATGTGAGCTCCAGCGTTGATTTTTGGTGTAAGCTTATCCAGTAGCCTTGAGAGAGCGTCGTTTCTTGAGTGAATGTCTGAGACTAACAGAAGGTTCTCTGGCATGGATAGCTCTGAATCATAATAGAGTTATTCTATCACAGATCAGGCGAAATCAGTGGGTTTTACAATTCCGTAACTACTGTTGTCTGGAGTAGAGCTGTCGGTAGCGCCGAACTTGGACTTGGGGTCGACAAACTTAGAATGATAATCATCCTCACCAGTCTGGGGACCTGGAGCAACGTATACCTTCCAGCCATCGGGTGGGATGAGATCCTTGTTATTTTCCATTATTATTTTTTGTGGTGAATATCTTTAAACAAAAAAAGAGAGCCTTTTGGGCCCTAAAAGTTTACGAGTAGTATACATAGTGTGTTTTATTCATAAAAAAAGACCCTCCGTAGAGAGCCTTTAAACTTAGAAGACTAGATTTAGTTCTAAAAATCTAAATTTAGGTCCTCGTCAGTGCTTTCTTGCTGAGCAAGAAGCAGAGTGGAACGGATACGGATACGGCCATTATCCATTTCTTCTTTGCTACGGAGAGTCAAAGTAGCAGGCTTTTCTTTGTTGATCTCAGGCTTGGTTGCAAGCAGAGGGCGAATTGAGCTATGAGCCCATGCGCCAGCCACGCTACCCTCTTCCGGGGTATTGTTGATCAAGATGCGATATGTGAGGCCGTATGAGGTCTTGCATGGGTAATAACCGATCACCTCGTACGGGGTATTCACTTCGAGCTCACGAAAGTCAATTTCGGAATCGGGCTCAATTCGAGTACCGCCGCCGCCGCCGCCGCTGCCCTTAGCGGTAACTTTCTGAAGAAGGGAAATGATGTCCGCAGGCTTCTTCTTGAGCAATGCGTTCATAGCCTTGGGCTCAACAGGATTCTCCCAATCGGTAAACCGGATAGCAACTGGAAGAACAGTTTGACCACCCTCAACATCTACAGCCATGAAGAGCGCTGCGTCTTCGCCACGACCAGAGAAGTTGTAAGAGCCGAATTCTGCCTCGATCTCTCGGCCATCTTCTGTTTTGAATCCACCCTTATCAACCTGGAGAGGGATATAACGAGGACCCCACTGAACATAGAGTTCGCCATCCTTAGTACCTTCTACGCCTTCAGCACCGACTTTAAGTACGGGGCCAAAGAGGCGGAAGTAGATGCTATCGCGGGACTTAATGAGGAAAGTATTCTCATCAAGGGGGAGTTCTTCCTTAGTTAAATATTGAAATACGGTATCGAGGTCTTTGCGCATTGCTTTTGGCAGATTTGCGTTAGGCAAAGAAGTATAGTCGCTGTTGTACTCACGACCTGCAAGCGGAGCCAAAGCAGGGGCATTCGTGGAGATGTCGACAGTATTGATGGTAAAAGACATTTTGTTAGGTTCCTTTGAGTAAATGTGTCCTTTGGAGTAAGATCTCTCTTAGCTCACTTAGAAATTATATCATGGGAATGACGCTATGTCAACCCCATAGCTACCTTTAAACTATTTTTTGTAATATTCGTAGATAAAATTTTTGGCTTCGAGCTTTATTGAGTATAGCTGCTTAGAGAACGGATTGAATGGGCACAGAGGAGGAATATAGAGCAACAGCGTATCCTTTACCCAGAGTTGGCGTTCAAACGGGCACTTATCTGGAATTGCATTGATCCACTTATATGCTAATTTTTTGTTCCAGGTTTTAGGGCAAAGAAACGGTAAAGAGAGCTTAGGAAGCTTATCTACTGTTTCGCTCCACCAGCGCGGTGCTCTGGCCTTCCGGCCACTTGCTGATATTGTTGTAAACATTACTTTACGGTGCGGGAGGTATATTCAGTTCTTCTGGAGTTTTTGCCCCTGCAACTCCTCTGAAGTCTGAGAAACAAAGCGTGCCGGGAAACGCAACTTTGGAGGTTTTTTCTCCGGGTATTCTAAACCTGCTCTGAGTAAAAGCTGTGCTATGATCTCGGTATTGGGAGATGCAGGCGCCATCAGCTGCGGGTACCGCGGAGTCAGCAATCCACACGTTGTTCTGGATTGCGGTAAGGCAAGCATTTCCGGTATTTGGAACAACGTCCCTGGTCGCTTCTAAAGTAACAGTGATCCTTTGGTCACAGAAGTTGATTCCACCACCATCCTCAAAGCACCAAGTTACACTATTGCCACCATTTTTTGTTATGAAGATTTCTCTATCGCAAAAAGGCCACGTTCCAGAGAAAGTCTCTGTGAAAGGCACTTCTTCACAAACTATAGGAGCCGTGAGAATCTGAAACGCAAGTCCCATAGGATTTTCATCAAAAGTCGTTAAAGGCCCTGTGCCCGTATCTTGATTACCGATAGTAATGTCTAAGGTGTAATCTCCGGCAGCAGGGATGGAAACCAGGGTGTCGACCCCTCCTGTGTCCAAGTTTCCTACAGCACAAACTGTACCGTTCAATGTCACAGATGAAAGAGGTCCATTATCCGCAGCTGCTCGGACCGCATAGCTACCAGCGGTGGGGAAATTAACAGTAACACTCGCGTTGTCAACTCTACCCTGCAAATTTGTCGGGGACGTGGTGAACGAAATTGCGTTTGCGTTCATAAAGTCACTCCAAGATGCGTAACCGCTTACGTCTATTTTACCAGCAAATCCAGCATTTCTGCTATTTGCAATTTCAGTGACAAAGGAGCCATCTAAATCTGGAGCACAAACTGTTCTATGGTTTTGGCGTGTTGGTGGTGGGTCTGGAGTGGAGAAACTGGAGAAGATATAGTTGTAGTCTCCTCCATCTAAGTTATATAAGTAGGCCGTGCTGGTAAAAGATACTACAGTGTCTCCTAGTGTTGAAGTTAATTCTTCCCTGGCGTACTCTGTGCCTCCTAAGGCCACTCCATCTACTACAATGTCAGAGGCGTCGGGTATTGAAAAGTCGAAGGTATGAGGATACCCAGCATTTTTCTCGTTTACGAGCTTGAGCGTTACGAGTTGATTTTCGTAATTTCTTAGATTTAAAGCTACGGCGGGTTTTGTAAAAATTGTAAAAGCGATGCCCATCGGGTTATCGGCAAATTCTTCCAGAGGAATTCCGGTGTCTTGGTTTCCAATAACGATATCGATGGTTTTAAGACCGGGAGAATCTATCTCTATCTCTGTGTATAGACCGGGGAGCTCGAACCCGCTAAGTGCGCATACATTTCCATCTACTGTGAGAGAAGATAAAGCGGAATTATCTGCGGACGCTCTAACTACGTACCGTCCAGCGGCCGGAAAGGGCACGTCTATAGTTGAAACGTCGGTTCTATTTTGAAGTCCTGCTATGTCTGTCGTAAACGAGATAGCGTAGGTGTTAATAAATTCGTTCCAGTCTTCATAGCCTGTAACGTCTATTGCTCCGGGGAACCCGGCGGTTCTGCTGGTGGCTACGACAACTGAATCTACTAGTGAAATTTGCAATCCGTCAGTCGTATCGCTTTCTAGGGCAGGTGGTGAGACACAAACCGGCAAGACAAAATCGGGAACCGGGGGCTTATCTGGTTGAACTTGAGCAATGGATATGATAACAGTGCCATCTGAAAAGGTTGGAAAAGCGCCAGGATTGCCACCGCCGTCTTCAAATTCCCACCTAACAAAGTTTCCAGAGGCGATATTTACATTAATATCTGGTGTATTTACCTGATCTGCAACTGGAACCGCGTTTGTGTAGGTAAAGGTATAAACCTGCCCTCCGACAAACTCAAAATTAATAAATCCATCCAGCGGACCAGAAAGGACAACAAGCTGCAGGTTTCCAGTAGCAAAGGCGACTGAGTTGGCGGCTGGGGAACCGTTTATCCAGGATATGTTTAAAAATACGTTGGTATCTACAAATTGTGTAAGATCTAGGTCTACTGTAGTTGCGCTAGTTTTTGTTGCTACTAATTCCATAGCTTTTTATTACTTATTTTCTAAGTTTTTAACTCTTTCAGAAAGCTCCTTGACCGCTTCAATAAGGACCGGAATCAGAGACTGATAAGAAACAGACATCATTCCGTCGGCATCCGTGCTTACGGACTCAGGAAGAATTTCTTTAACTTCCTGAGCGATAAGTCCGATTCTAGGTACACCGGGCTTAGCCTTAAGTTCGTATCTAACGCCTCTGAGCTTTTCGATCTTAGCGAGAGATTCATCGAACCTAATAACATTATCCTTAAGTCTTAAGTCAGACTCTAAGCAAATGTCCTCCGTTGCTGTAACTTTATTAAAGAGAACGTTATCTGTTGTAGCTACAGGTTGACCAATGCTAACGACAAATGTATTAAAGTCATCCTCGGTTCCCGATTGTCCGTCTTCTCCAGGATTAGGAGTAGAGACTACCTCAACTCCAGTGCCGGCGCTAATAAACGCTCTGAGTCTTGTATCGAGCTCTTGGGCAAGTTGAAGAGCGCTAACAGCAAGGAGAGAAGCACGGCCGGAGCTTGCGGATCCTCCTAATCTGTTTCTTGATCCAGCAATATCAGCGGCTCCCGCAAACTGAATCAGACCTGCTGATTCTTCGGTTCCGTAAACCCCAGGAGGATTGCTGGAAGCAGTAATATTTCCGGTGGTTAAGCTCTTGAACTTTGTAGTTTCGCTAAAGAAGATCGTAGTGTCAGATGAAAATACCGTAGAAGCACCATCAGAAAGCAGCAACCTAGAACGAACAGCAACTGTATTAAGAACCTGGTTGGTTACATTTCCGATCTCGTTATCCGCCTTAAGAGGAATAGAGAACTGCTCGCCGGATCTAAGGTCGAATACGGTGGTTCCGATATAGTAGTTACCTTCTTCGTTCATGCCGGTTGCATACACTCTGCCGCCGTCTTCCTCAAGAATAATCTTGCCTAAAGCAAAGTTTTGATCAAGAGGCTCGCCTTGGAAGGTTGGGAAAGCGGTGTCATAGTTGAGGTATCCAGTCCACTCCCAGGTGTGACCAGAAGCTCTAATAATAGAAGGTCTACGATAAGAAGTTAAGATTCCATTCTGAGAAGAAGCAGAAGATTCTTTAATGAAGATGGAAGAAACGCTGGGAGCTAAAGGCCTTGTCAAGAATACTGATGATCTAGCAGCAAACTTTTCAAGAGCGGATCTTGTAATAGAATTAGTAGGATCTTCTGTAAGCTCGGGCTCGTCGGCATCTTGAGCGGGTAGTACGTTACCTTGGAATACGTCTCTTGCGTCAGAAGACTGCGTAAGATAGACAATAAACTTGCCAGGGAACCTTACATCTACCGAGCCCGGCCTAATGAACTGATCATAAGGAATAACTTGGGTAACAGTAAGAGGATCGGTTTCTAGATCCTTACCGGTGTTAAGAGGGAAGCCGGGAACTTGCTCCTGTTTTTCCAGGACGTAGTAGGCCTGAGGTCTTCTGATTCCGGCCTCGTTTAAGTGGCCTTCTACAACAGTCTTGTAGATCCTTTGCTGATCGGTTCTTCTATCAATGCCTCTGATAATCTTTAGAGGTGCTTTATCAAAGATAAAGTCAACTTCCCTGAAAGTTTCGGTAGTAATATCTGTGGCAGTAGATACCTTGAATCTAAAGGCGTAGTCAAGCTTCTTAGCAAAGAATCCGTCACCATCGGTGTCGCCCTTATTTTCTTTATTATCGTCAAATACCTCTTCTACAATTCCAGCGGTGTCTCCTTCAATATACCAACGAGTTTTTACAGGATCCCAAACAAAGATCTTGGAACGATCATCAAGAGCATCAAATCCGAGAGACTGAGGTGTTTGGATTCTGATGTTTAACTGATAGTTAACAGAGTTACCGTTTTCATCGAAGCCGGAGATAATGATTCTCTTTCTGTTATCTCTTGCCTCACCGCCGGCTTGAACGTATCTGCCATCTTCTCTTTTCTTAGTATAAGAATATTGTCCGAACGCTACGTCAGAAGCAGTGGGTGGGTTTTGTAAATCGAATACGTTAGACGTGTTAGAATTAAAGACATAGAGTCTGAAGGTATTTGGCTGAACCCCGTTTGAAGAGTTTTCTTTAACGTACTCTAGAGTGTTTTGATAGTCAAGTGTAAGACCGGTGCCGATTATGGTATCCTCAAGAGTAGGAGGAGTGAACGAATCGAGAGCCTCATACGAAAGAGGGAGAGGAGGAATAATCTCAACGATCTTTGTTCCTGCGTAAGAGCCCTTAGGTACGCCCTCGTCTTGAGAGAAAGCATGTCCTTTGTATCCGAGAGCTCTGAGTGAAATATCGCCGAAGTCCGAGCAGGAGTTAGTAATGGAGAGATCGGAACCGGACTCAGAAATAAAGTGATCTGCGTTACCGATAACAAAGCAAGAAACAAGCTGAATGGTAGCATCGAAGCTTCCTCTAAAGCCCCAGTGACGATACTTGAAGGGATCAGCGGTGCACTCTCTGTATTTCTTACCTGCGCCCGTATCTTTGTTAGTCGGGGGATCGGAGAAATAGTCAATAGAGGGATTCTCGAAGCAGTTGGGGTCAGTTTGCAAAGATACCTGAGTATAGTTTGCGGTGACCATTGACTTAAAGCCAGAAACTCTGGATCCATCAACCCACATTCCGTTAAGACCGAAGATCGATCTGACGGAACAGTTAAAGACGTAGGGGGAAGAAGATCTGGTTGAGTTTACGTCGGGAAGCCTAAAGAACTGATTACTTCCGCCCTCAGAAACTTTAAGAATAGATTGGCCAGGAATCGAAGGATTTCTAGTGAGATCAAGGTCAGGACTCTGAATACCAGTTTGGTTCTCTTCCAAGTCTTGCGATCTGTTGTCCTTAGATCCGGCAAGAGGAGCAACAATCGTTGTTTCTCCAGATGTAGGAATTATAGAGTCGTCTCCCCATCCGTCAAGATTCGCAAACAACGAGGAAATTTTTCTGTAATAAGAAGTTTCCTGATCAGATCCTTTGATCTCTTCTTCAGAAGCAAAACCAACGGCGGTAACGGTATTGTGAGTTCTAGAGAACTGCTGGTTATCAGTGAAAGTAAGCAGGGAGATATAAGTACCACCTGTTACCTTAAAGATGTAGGTTCTCTTTTCCTGAGCAATCAAAGACCCGGGAGTTAGCTTGGGAACGTACATCGGGCGGATTCTGACTTTTCTTAAGTCAATTCCGTTAATAGAGATACCTCTAGGAACAACGATACCACCAGTGGTAGGGTTGAAGTCAGAAAGGCGGTTGTAGAAAAGTCTGTCACCTGCGGCAATAGCGCCTTGAACAAACTGAAGGTAAACTTTCCAGCGGGAGGAGCCTCGACCTTGCTTCTCAAGCTTGTAGATTGTACCAATGCCACCGGCTGCGGTGTAAATTGTACGACCAAGATTGAGAGAGATGGGAGGCTGTTCATTGATACCGTCAGAAGTATCAATGACAATATAAGGAGACTCTTTAGACCAAGTCTCAAGAGCACTGAATCCAGTATCTACTTGCTTAATGTACTGATCTACTTCAGAAACGGTTGTTACTCCGTTTACTCCAGGTGCGTTATCAACGTAGTAATCGCCGGGTGCAAGTTCAATTACCGTAGTGTCATAGGCATCAAGGCCCTCGACTCTTCTAGACGCTCTAGCAGCTTCAATAATCGCCCTTTCGATGGTTCTGAAAGGAATTGCAGGATCGTTACCAGTGTTAGAGACGCCGTCGTCGCCGTTAGAAGGATCGACGTAAATAGTACTCTTAGAAATGCTAATAGTAGAAAGCGAACTAGAATCTTTAATGCATCTAGAAGACCTTAAAACTTTGATTAATCCGCCTTCTCCGTTAGAGAATACTGCGGCAGTTGGGCTAATTTCCTTATAGCACTTTTGAGTAGATGCCTCGTAGCGATATACGCCTTCTGAAGGGTCGGGGTAGTTAGCAGGAATGGGTTGTCCGTCAGGGCACTCACCTGCGGTTCTTGTACCAATAAACTCTTTACCACCACAACTAATAAATGTTCCTAAGGTCGGATTGCACTCAGAGCCAGGAGTTTCCTCAAACTTCCACTCTCCTGTAGGAGCAAAGTAGAAGAGCTCGAGGTGAGCATCGCGAATATTAATAATCCAGTCGTCAACCGATCCGTTAATTTTAGATCCGGCTCCGGGTCTGAGAACAACGGGGAATCTGTCAAAAGAACCTTCGAGGTCCACAACGGCCACTCTGGCGTTATTTGATGGGGACTCAGGAAGAGAAATAATTATCGAGCCATTTCTGGTATCGAGAACCGCTCTGTCTCCAGAATTAATTACCTGCGAGGTACTGATAATGTCTGTGTTTCTAAGAGCAGTAGTTGAGTAGTTGGCCAAGTTGCCAACAAATACATTAGGCCTTAAATCAATAACGCCGGTTCCAACAACCTTGTTATCTGTACCAGTGAGGAACTCAAATGCGCTGAAGTTCAGCTCAGCAAGAGGTACATGGGGAACAGCAGAAATGTCGGGGTTTGTAGCAGAAATAACGATCTGAGAGTTTGCTTTATCAGAAACGTTCTCTTCTACATAGAGATAGTTAGGACCGGACGTTGTGGCACCGACTCCGATAAGTTGCTTCAGAGTACGAGGCCAGCTAAATACTGATCCGTCGGAAAGCTTAACGCTACCAGCTTCTACAATGATTCCCCTAGTTCCGCTAGTGGAGGTTGAGTCGATTACAGGAATCTGATCCTGACCAACAGTGACAGGAACGGTCTTAGGTTCAGAGAAGGTTGCTTCGTTGACAGAAGTAATAGTACCTTCGTAGCCCAGAATAATTCCATCATGAGCTAACCTACCGATAGAGGTTTCCTTTTCTTCTCTAGGATCGGCAATTTCGTAGTCTTTTAATTTATCTCTCTGCGAGATACCCCAGCCTTGTTGCTCGGCGTCGGTGGCTGAGTAGAAGTCGTTTCTGGTTGTCGTGCCATCAAAACTCGTTCCTTTCTGTACCTCGTTAAGGTAATCCTTTGAAACGATAGTTCCGTTTGCGAATGTAATCTTGTCAAGCATTGGAGGTTAATTATGAAATATTATTTATCCAAAGTAATCTGCCCATCCATGAATCAGCAGGGCCGAAAGAGCTAAGCTCAATCATTAGTTGTCTACCTGATGCCTTATAGGCGTCGATTGGATTGTCTGCGTTCTCATCTACGATTTCGATACCCTGGCCCCATGTTATGCCACTTGATTTGACAAGCCATGAGTCCCTGTTTCCCCAGTCGATGGGATAATCAAAATAGACTACGTTTGATACGGGATCTTGAGGGAAAGTGATTAAAATTCTCATCTCTCTATAAAAACCCTCGGGTATAACCAGTGGGTTAGTATTTGAGATAGGTAAGTTTTCTGGGTTACTTACGTCAACTCTAAGATAGTTTGAAAATCTTAGAGCTCCCAGCGGAGAGTTCTTAACGGCCCCTCCGATCTCGATAGGAGAGCCTATCGAATCTCCTACCCAAACTCTACCATCAGCGTTATTTACAAAGAGTTCCCCCTCATCCAAGTCCCCGATGAAAGGCTCTTCTCCAACAACGTTGGTTGATAAAATTTGAATCGATGCTTGACTCATTTACAATTCTATTTGTATATAGTCTATCCTTCCTTTAAACTGCTTTTTGCGGTTTAAAGCTATAATAGATAAATTTAACGTGTGGCTAAAAATAACTTCCTTACAGATAAATTTACAACCACTGGAAGCCTTGCAGCTGTAGCTTACGGATCTTCTGAGCTATTCTACACCGTTGCGGATCAAATTAGGACCGGGTCCCTGTCTTCGCCACTAGACGAACAGCTCCCTTCTAACTTAGTTTTAGACTACGTTTCTACAAAAACTATTTTAAAAGAAACAGTATATATAGTATTAGACTTAGAATATAAAAAAGATAATAATTTTACGGACTTTATAGACATATTTTATAGAGACACAGTAGAGAGATTTTCAGATTTAGTTTGTGATAGCTTGCTCTATATAATTAATAGAATATCAGACTATAACTCTTCTCTTGAGCAAATCTTGGAAGACTCTCTTATGGAGGTTTACAGGAGATCAAACCCGGATCCAGATCTTGTAGTAGACTTTGTAGGCATAGCAAAAAATCTTATACAAAGATTTAGAGAAGAAGACTATCTAGTAGAAGATCTTAATAAAATAATCTTAATTGCTGCAAATAATCCGATTACAAAAATTTCTGCTGCTCCTCCAGACAGACTAGTTTCTTTAGAACAAGTAGGTAGATTGAGCAAAAAATACAACGGAGTAGAGATAGGAGTTGGTACTACCTCCGTAGCAGATTATTACAGAGGAAGAAGCACTTACAACTCTTCTGATGTATCTTTAAAAAATTCAGTGTCGCAAGGGTACGTGGGATACCCTTTGGCGGCTTTACTAGGTGAAAGTTTACTAGATAACGACAGCATAGAGTACTACACTGTTAGTTTTGAGGAAACCTCTGAAGTTGTCAGTGATCCTCTGTATAACATAAATCTCTCTACAATAAATATATAAGCAATTAGCGCAATGCCTGATATTTTCGGACCTATACTTCCTCTACAACTTGACCCGAGGAACACAGCCGCACTAGTAAGGGATACTCAAACTAAGATCTTTTTGGAGTCTGATGGGACTCTGAATGATTTTAGCCAGGCATCGCCATTGGCCGCTATTGTAGAAGGACAGGCCTACGCTCAAAACGAGCTTCTGTATTACTTGAACTCTCTGCCTGAAGCATATACTCTTCAATGGCTGAGACAATTAGGTATTCAAAGAAGCATCGGCGCTAAGGCCATAGTTACAGTAAGCTTTATTAAAACAGAGGGTTTTACAAGATCGGTGGTCATACCTAAGGGTACTAAAATTTCTACTGTCTCAGGGCTTAACTTTATTCTTAAAGAGCAGGTTGTGGTTGGAGATACTCAGGTATCTGCGAACGGAATTGCAGAATCAGAGAAGTGGGGAAGTATATATAATGTTCAAGCCGGAGACGTAGACAGACTTAGCTTAAATGTACTAGGACTTGATGGAGTTACAAACTTTACTGCCGCTCAAGGAGGAAAGGACCTAGAGCCCATTGAAGACGTAAAGTCAAAGGCTTTTGCTTTGTTAAGACGCAGAGCGTTAATTTCAGAAGAGGACTATTTAAACGAAGTTAGAGCTTTAGCCCCTACTGACTCTATAATTAAAGTTCTTACCTACGAGGACAGATTTAACTTAAACCCAGAAAGAGAAGGTTTAAGCTCCAGTATTGCGATCATCCTCGGGGACAAAAATGGAGAGATGATGGGAGCAGATCTTAGGAGAGATATTTTAAAGTCTCTTAGAAAAAAGATTCCTTTAGGACTAACAGTGTCTATTACTGATCCTGTTGTATCTCCGCTTGAAACCACTCTTAGCATAGAATACAACCCTGAAAAGTTTACCTCGGGAATTGATTTTTACGCGTCTAATCTTAACGCAATTTTAAATTTTTATCTGTCACCTTCTGAAATTGACTTGGGTGAAAAGTTTGATTACCAACAGATTTTTTCTAAGATATACGAACTTGATTTTGTAGAGTCTATTAGTTCTATGTCTATTAAAATTCTTCAAATACAAGAAGAAGATCAAAAAGACCTGTATTGCAACTCTCCATTTATATCAGAACAAACTGAAGGTGTTTGTATAGACCTGGCAGAGGATACTGTTGATTCTTTGTCTTCTTCTTATAGCAACACTAACCCTATTAGAACTTATAGATCTTATAAGAATCGTATTAGTCTTATCTCCTCTACAACTAAAGCTCCAGTAACCTACACATTTATTGACCAAGATTATAAGCAAAGCTTAGGAGCCTAAGTATGGAGTACCTATCTATTTGGGACCAAAGAAATCGCAAGTTTATTAAAAGAGGATACAAACCTGCGGACTTAACAATAGAGTTTCAAAGAACAAAAACAATAAAAATTGCAGACCACTCTTTGGCTCAAGTTACGTTCAATAGCAGGCTGGATAGAAACGAAGAAAGAAATGAAATTATCTCAAGGGATATAAAGAAACTAACCAGCAGCGGCTTCAGGTATGAAACTATTGGTAACGTATTCTCTCCTGAACCTTTAGAAATACCGGAGGATTCTAACGGAGAGTTTGAAGTTTTGGCTCATGGTACTCCTATGGAAGGAGACCTTAATGGCGGAAGGGAAAACTGCGCTATTGAAGGACTCAGGTGCAAAGATGGCGAGGGTGGAGATAGTAACTGCAACCCCGGAAAGTGCGTTATAGGCAGAATAAAAAAAGTATCTGGGTATAAGTGGATGTATACCTCCGCTGCTTTGTACGGAGATAACTCAGAGCCTGTAACTTACTTCCTTGGTGGTAAAGAAGTACTCGAGCTAAAGACAATAATCAGAGGGGCTTTTGAAGGTAAGAAGATAGACAAGCCCGCCAGTAAGTCTACTCTTATATACCTACCTCCAGTAAACTATCTGGATAAAGTATTTAGCCAGGAATACTTTAAGGTATTTAACTCTGCTTATTCTCTAGATGGGGTAACAGGAGAACTCGATGGTATTGTTAGTTCTGAAGAAGACTTTTTATCCACTGTTTTAACTCTTGCTTATAGAGATAACCCAAGGATTAGCATCGGCTCAACTATGGCAGACATTGCCGATAGAAGAATAGAAAGAGTAGTTATTGATGTAATAAACGATATACTATTCTCTTTGGCAGATGTGTGGAAAGAAAGAGTAGAGACTTATATTGAAGGTCGCTGGAATAATAGAATTATAAATCAAGAAACAAATAGAAAGTTTATTTCTTTTACTTTTAGATTTTTAAAAGATCTTCTTAAGCAGTGCATACAAGTAACTAAGAGTAACCTAAAACAGGCAAGAATAGGTAAGGTATCTGATGAAAATGTAAGGCCCACATATTTAAGATTACCCGGTGCTTCTCTTTCCTATAGGCCCGCAGAAGACGAGACTCTTGTGGTTGCTAATCCAAGAGATAGACTTAGCTTACCTATTTCTTCTTTGGATATAGGAACTATTGTTGTTCTTAGTGATAGATCCGAAGCGTATCAGTTTTTACCTAGGTCTATATTTGACTCAGATGAAAGGAAAAAGCTGGGGATGTCTCCGGTGTACTCATCAAGAACTAAAGAAGAACTTTATTCTCCTAAAGACGTAAAGTCTTGGGTTTTATTACCCAAAGATCGTGTACCTCAGCCCGCAGTTGCAAAATGGTTACTTTCTGGAGTCGATGAGTTTCTTAGAGAAAAGAAATACGAAAGCGAAGATTTTTATTTTTCTTACTTAGATCCTTCAGAATGCAGTGTACAAAACTTAGACTGGCTGGCTCAACACGTGGGACTTACTGAGCCTTTTTGGAATACAGAATGGGAAGCCAAATACAAGAGAACTCTTATAAAAAATGCCCTAGGATGGTTTGAAGAAAGTCTCACTCAAGAAGTTGGAGGTAAGCAATATAAAACAATAAAGGGAGAAGTATTAGATCAATATCCTTTTACTGAATCTGCCTGGAGAAACGAAGAAGAGCTATCTGGAAACGAAGTAAACGTAGAGCAAGTAGACTTATCTAAAATAAGCCAGATTGTTTTAGACGAGTTAACGGGAGAGCTTAGCGATGAAGAATATAGCTTGAAAAATAGCTTAGACAAAGCTCCTTCATTTAGTATATTCAAAGGTGACTGGAAAGGCTTAATAGAGTCTAAGGGTACTATTGTATCTCTTGTGTTCCTATTTACTGTTTTTAAAGTAAAAGCTCATTCTGCAAAAGAACTTGAGTTAGTAAACGGAGTATTTAAGGTAAGATCTGGTCTTAGAGCTCAAGAAAATTTAGCTCCTGTACTCTTGCCTACTAAGTACACTTTTACTCAGGTGGGGACAGAAGAAGATAAAACAATCGACGCATACGAGAATCAGCTAATTGCTGGTGTTACGTCAATTCCTGATAATTTTGAAGCGAATAACTTGTTTTTTAGAATGCCCTTCTATTATAATAGAGACGGAAAAACTTGGAACCTTGTAGAATTAGCGGCTAAGTACTGGGTAAGCGGATCGCTTAATCCTAGAGTTCAGCATGCTTATCTTGCGGCGGATCTTTGGCGGCAGGGCGACGCGTTTTTTGAACCTAAAATAGCAGAATAGATACAAAATGGCATCGTTTATTAACGCTATAATAGCGTCTCAAAAAACCCACGAAAGACTGGGTAATAAACTTGGAGGCATGGAAATTGAACTTTTCCTGCAGTCGGCTACTATTAGTAACGTTGCCGATCCAGAAGAACTTTCTAGGGTAAAAGTTTTATACGGAGAAAACGCAAATGCCGAGTCTGACTGGATGCCCGTACTTAATCAAGGTAAAGGCAGGATCTCTTCTCAGTTTTTAGGAACCAAAGCTATTGTTGCAACAATCTCTGGTAACTCAGATAATCCTATTGTATTGGGTATATTTGGAGATACACCAGATGGACTCGGAGTTAATGGCCCAGTCACGATTCCTGTTATTGACAAAGCAGATTTAGCAAATGCAACAGATCCGGGGTCGATTTGCTCTGAAAAGAACGAAGGAAGAATTTATATATTTACAAATAATGTATCTCAAGATGCAAAAATTTGTATGAGAAGAAATAACAGACAAAACGATCCGAATGCCGACGTATGGGAGTGGAAAAATATATCCAGAGGACTTGTTGTAGAAAAGTCTGATGACCCAAAGCAAGTTGATCGTGACTTAGTAAAAGCCGAAAAAAAGCCTCTTCCTAAATGCTCTCAGGAACTAGAGTCCGAGCAAATTACTTTTACTGAAGATAGAAATTTTAGGCAAATTCAGCTTGTTTGTAACAAAGACGAAAATGGAGATTGGGCATGGACTCCTGTAGCGTGTGTTCCTACATATTTTAAAACTACGCTTCCCTGTTGCACAGAAAAAATTCACGGCCAGACGGCTCTGATCGACGATGGGCATAACTCAGAGCTGGGTATTTGTGTAAGATTCGATCGGGATATGAAATGGGTGAAGTACGGATCTCGACAGGTAGTTAAGTTCGCAAATAAACCCGAACCTCCTAAAAAATCACAGTTTTTAAATAAAAAAATAAAACCAAATCCAAATCTAAACGTAGAGCCTCCTGTTCAAAATGCGGCGGCTGCTGCCGTAAATCCTGTGATTGGAAATCCTGGTCTTGTCGAACCTATTTTCCAACAAACCGCTGCGGCTGTGGTTCCTGGATATACCAATGATGCAATTGAGCAGGCCTCTAAAGCAGTAGAGGCGCTGAAGACTGGAAATGTGTCATTTGATACCGCCATGCAGCTAGGCTCAAGGCTATTACAAGAACAGGGGCTAGACGTAAACGCGTTGGATGCGGTGCTTAGAAGCGACGATCTTGCAACCGCTCAGAACTTCTTAGAAGCAATTGGGCCTGAAGTTGCGCAGATAGCTACAGCGGGAGCAGATCTTAGCGGCATACTTGCAACTGCTGGCTCAAATATTTTGAGAGATGGCCTAGGAGCAATATCTCCAGTAAACGCTGGTGCAGAAAATGCGATGATCATAGACGGTCCTCTTGGCTCTCTAAACTACGCCGTGCAGAATAAACTCGATGCCGTTCCGAGTTATGCGAATGAAGCGTTTAAATTTGCAATTAAGGATCTAGACCTGAATAATGCTCCGGCGGCTATTGCTTCTGTATTAGGAGCTGGGGCCGACGGTGGATTATCTGACGTTGTAAATAGCATTGCAGGAGGAATTGACTTCAATAACGTAAATGTTTCCGGCCTTGCAAGCAGTCTTACCTCTGGTAACCTCGGGGAGGTGGGTAAAATCTTCCAAGACTTTGGAAATATAGGGGCGCTATCGTCCTTTGCTCCTGGGCTCCCTGCAAGCGCCTCCTCTCTCCTTGGGGCGGTAGGGCTCGGAGGTCCGTTGACCGCGGCATTACCTGGTGGTATCGGATTAACTGCGGCAACCTTGTTACTTGGAGGCAACAGCCCTCTTACCTCGATCCTTGGAGGTGGAGGGCTTCTTGGTGGTATTGGTGGTATTGGTGGGTTGTTTGGTGGGGGTGGCGGAGGATGTCCTTGTGATCCTAAGTGTAGAAAAACAAGCCACGGTGTCGATAGCGACGGCAATAGGCTTCTTGATCCGTGCGGAAACCTTACGCTAGATAACTCCAATGTGTATGGATCGGATATTTTAAATAATAACAAAGGAGTCTTGGCGCAAGGTCTAGGGCTTCTGACTTCTGGCATTGGCGCCGATCTTATTCCTAAAAATCCATTTGACTTTACGTCTGTGCTTAAGTCGATCCCTCGCATCGCAGACTTGAGCAAAAAGCTAGAAGACGCATTTAAAGGAGGGGCTGAGGGATTTGATAAAGACCTAGAAATGCTTTATTCTTTTGAGGCGATTGAAAAGACATTTAAAATTGCCGACAACAACCTGAGCCTGATGGAGTTAATTCAGAACCTCGAATTGCTTGGTAGCCAAAACTTCATGAACAACTTGATTACTGGGCCAGCCGGCGGATTGCTTGGCAAGGTAACGGCAGACGAAGTTACTCAAGCAAAAGCTATCGCCGATCTATATGAAATGGTTAAGGAGTTAGATCGCAAAAAGGATGGTGGCAACCTGAATCGACCAGGCCCAACACCCGCAATAGCTTCTACTCTAAAACAACCTGTAACAATCCCGGCGTACTTCTCTAAGTCAAGAGTGCTGGCAATCATCAACCTAATTAAAACAATTCTTGAAGCTCTGAGTATTTTAAGCTCCCTTGATCCTCAGTTGGGCGCCCCATTTGAAAACCTTGAAACAAGAAATACTGAGTCTAAAGTACTTAACGATTCGCTATCGGCAAAGCTTAGTATGAGCCAACCACAAGAAGATACCGTTAACTACGTTTACCAAGACTTTTCTAAGCTTGTTAATGGGACAGGTGCCGACGTGCTTAGAACGCAGATTAACTTCCTTACTCCTAATCAGTTGGATAGCGGCGAGTTTGATACACTACTGGATCAGATTAAAAATGAACAAGAAAGAGCTGCTCGTAGCGAGGGTTCTTGTGATTAAATGAATAAACATCAAAGAGATGATGAATTGGCTTTAGTAGCTGATATGCAAAAGAAGGCCAGCAGCCTTTCTTCAAAAGATAAGGAAGAGCTGCTTAGGCTTAAATGCAGAACAGACTTTGTTACTTTTGCTAAAATTATCACAGACCTACAATTTAAAGCTTTCCCTGTTCATGAGCTAATTTGCAACTATCTGCAAAATATCGGCGACGGTAATAAAGACTACAAGCGCAGTGCAATTTCCCTACCTCCAAGAACGGGAAAGTCGATGCTTATCTCTCGGATCTTTCCTGCTTGGCAGTTAGGGAGAAGTCCTACAGCTCAATTTATTATGAGCTCTTATGCTTTGGGTCTTTCCACTGAAAACTCAAGAGCTGTACTGGAGTTTATTTCCTCTGAAAAGTTTTCTTGGATATTTCCAGAGTGTGAAATCAATAGAGAAAAATGTAACCTTACTGCCTTGAGAACCGAGAATGGAGGGTTAATCAAGATTGCATCTGCTGGATCTAGTGTTACTGGATTTGGCTACGGTGTTATTGCAGATGATGACCTTCCGGGTATCGGTATTCTAGACGACCTTCTTGCTGATGGTAACTCGCTTACTGTTATGGAAAGTACATTTGGCTGGGTTCAGGCTCAGTTCTTGACTCGTGGTTTGCCCAACCATGCGATTATTTCCATGGGAACTAGGTTTCATTGCGATGATGTTATTGGCAGATTGCTTAGTGCAGACAGAGATAACTGGAAAGAACTTAACGTCCCAGCTATCTGCGTCGATGAGGAAAACGACTCATTGGGTAGGAAGCTAGGAGAATCTCATTGGCCAGAGTTCTTTCCACTGGAAAACCTTCAGGCAATTAAAAAGTCAATTGGTGAGAGGGACTTTAACTCTCTGTACCAGGGCCAACCTGCTGGTGATGCCGGAGCAATCTTTAAAGAGCACTGGTTGCCTACCTATGACAAACAAGTCAAGTATAGCTACATATATGCTACAATTGATACGGCGTATAAAGCCACGTCTATGAACGACTTTAGCTCTATATGCGTTTGGGGGTTGGACAAACAAAAAGGTCTAAGATTGCTTCATGTGGTCATGGAACGGATGGAGTTCCCTGATTTACAAAAGCTAATACCTCAAGTTGTAAAGCAATGGAAGATTAGATGCGTATACATCGAAGGCCGAGCAAGCGGAGTACCTTTGATTCAAACTTTACGCTCCGCCCTATCTATACAAATAAAGGAACTCATACCGTCTAAAGATAAAGTGTTGAGAGCAAACTCCGTGGCGCCCTTGCTTGAAGAAGGCGTGGTTAGTATTTACGAAAACATACCTAACCTTCAAGACAGAATGAGCGAGCTTACCTCTTTTCCTTTTATTAAAAATGACGACTTTGTAGACGCCTTTGTTTACGGAGTAACGGTATATAGAGACGAGCTAATGGGTGCTGGTTCCAAAACAGGAGGCATTAGAACTACGTTGCCTAAGCTTCACTACGACTCTAGCGGAAGGTCTTCAAACTCAATAGGTAGTCTATTAGGAGACCGAAGAAACACCCGCAACGCGGGAGGTGTGCGTTATCTTTAGCGCATGGTATAATTAGAAAAGTCGTAGGTTTTGTATAGTAAAACGACGAGCGCACGCGATTTATTATTACTTATGAGTAATTACTATGCCAGAAACAAAATTTAAATATAGAGTTGTATTTTTTAAACAGCCTAGCTGCTCAGCATGTGAAGCAATGAAACCTATCTGGGCAGAAGTTGCCTCAGAAATCTCTGAAGAATATCCCCATCTTAAAGTTGGATTTGGAGAGTGGGATGTTACCTCTGACGATTGGGCTTTTTGCGACAAGATTGAATGTGACGGTACACCTAACTTCGCAACATTTGACGAAGAAGGAGTTCTGTTGGGTCTTAATACCGAGGGCATGATGGCCAAAGGTCAATTAAAAGACTACATCATTAACTGTATTGAGAAATGATAGAAAAAACTAGATCTAAAAGAGCTAGAGATAAGAGAGACGAGCATATCATCTCTCAGATGTGGAAGGCCGATCAGGTTGCAAGAAAGATCACTAATTTCACAGGATTGCCATTTGAAGAGCTCAGAGACGCCGCCCTCGAGTATATTGTGCGTATCTATGATACCTGGGATCAAAGTAAAGGCGCAAACTTTAGCACTTGGGTAAACAGGTGCTTGCAGTTTCACATGCTTAATTATCTCAGAGATAGCTCCAGATTGGTTAAAATGCCCAGGTCTTACTCGGATCTGTATCTGAAAATTAGGAAGTACCTTATCAAAAATCCTAATGTTACCAATCAAGAAATTGCAGACGATTTAAACATCCCTGTTAAAAAAGTAGACACCGTCCGAACTGCATTTACTATGTCGTTCAACCCGGTTACAGAGCAAAATTGCGTAATCGAGTCTACAGAAACTTCTGAAGTAAACTTTGCAGATCTTCTTACAAACCATAAGGATCTTTTGTTTAGGATTACGGATCTTGAAACCTCTGATGAAACTTTCTTGATAGACTATCTTGTTAAGAAGAGATCTATTTCTACTTTGCTTAGAAAAAATCCGCATCTTAAAAACATCGATGATATTAAGTCTTACTCGACTCAGCTAATTAACTACATACTATGGGCAGACAAGTCATATCAGTCTGTGGACAAAACTATACAAAAACAGCCTTCGAGAAGAAGTGGACCGAGGTCGTAAAAAATACAGAGTGTAATTACTTTGTAAAACCTCCAGACTACGATTTTGTTCACGAGGTAGTGGGCAAGATCGAGAAGTGGAAGACCTTGCACGGAAGAGAGGGAATAAAGTATAAAGTTAGGAACAAAAAGTTCCAAGGGCGAGCTGTGCGTGGGATCGTAATAATAACACCAAAATCTAAAAGAGAAATATGGCTAGGTAAGGGTAAGATCGTAGAGGAGTTGTTTCCTAGAGCAACTCCGATACCTGAGTATAAGCAAAATAAAAAAGAGGCACTTGTTGCCATGAGGCAAATAGTAGAGCCTCAGATCGTTTCTTATAGAAAAAGCGTACTAAGACAATTGCAAGGCCCTTTAGGGCATAAAATTAAATGCGCAATTTCAGGCCAAGCAATTAACGCAGGTGAGTTTCACATAGATCATAAATATGCCTTTAAAAATATAGTAGAAGAGTTTTGCAGAGACTATAAAATAGACTTAGAGAATGTTGACGTTTATTGCAAAGGAACAAAATGTTATTTCAAAGACACTACTTTATCTGAGTCTTTCTTTGATTACCATATGATGAATGCTGATCTTCAGGTTTTAAATGCTACAGAAAACCTAAAGAAAGGATCTAAGTATTACGGCTAGTCGGTTCCTAGGGTAAGGTTAAACTCTTCTTCAAAAATTTCGCTAGCTCTTTGAGCAATAATATCTCCTATGCCCTCGGCTGTAGTTTCGCTACTTAGCCAGGGCTTATTTTTATCTACAAGAGGCGCATACGCCATTCTATTGTATACGCTATATACTCCTTCTGATTCTTTTTGTATGAAGTGCCCAGCATATAGTCTTCCTGTAAATTGACGAATGCCTTCCTCTTCATATCTTCTTTTTAAAAAAGATATAATTGGAGACTCTTGAGTATTGTTCTCTTCGATATATATCTCAAGTTTTTTAAGAGCTCTTTGAGCAATATATACAAAATCTTTTTTATCTGTTTTTTCAAACTCTACGTTTAGCTCTATATCAGATACTGCTTTAACATATCCTTCCGCTTTTAGCTTTACGTTTTCTATATATGCTTTTGCAACTTCTGCAGCTACAATAGATTTAAACGCAGAAAGCTGAGATTTTAACGCCTCTTTCTTTACTTGTTTTTTTGTTTCCTCTTTAACTAAGTTTAATAGAGTTGCCTGCGCTGCTTGGTAAGTTGCAGAAATTATTGATCCGACAAGGGGTGCTAAATATATCATGATGGTTTAAGGCACTTGTCTATATCGATCACAAATTGCGTGCGGGCAGGGTTTCCTTTCTCGTTCGGACCTACTCTGCTGTCGCCAGAGATAGTGTAATTTTTATCAAAGGCCTGCGCTGCTTCGAAGGGAGATCTTGCGTTGTTTAAAGCAGGTACCAAATTTGGGAATTTTTGAGATTCAAACACAAAGAATTGCACTTGGGTATTATACGCAAGAGGATCTAGCCCCCGGCTTTGAGCATATGCTCTTAAGGCTTGCAATCTGCCAACCGCTGGGTTCAATTGAAAAATTCCTTGGCTGTTTTCTCCAGGAACTCCACTTATAATTGTAGGGTCTAAATTAACCCCACTTTCTCGTAAAGCCCCGCTAACAATACCCGCAAGACCAATGCGGTTTGTTACCCCGATAAAACTTCCCGCATCTAGCAAAGCCTGAACTTTACTATTGTTGTATTGGTTGCATGTATACGTAAACTTTCCTCGTGGGTAGGTTGATTCTACGTTTTCAGGGTTGCTTGAGCCATTTCTGCTAGAGCTTTGAATTTGGCTACCATCACCGCCTTTCTTGCATTTTTGGCAAGAGTCACCGTAGCAAAGGTCTCCGGCAGAACGAATATATTCGTAGTAGTTTGCATACCCCTTCTCTACGGCAAGCTCTCTAAAATTAGGAACTAAATCTAGTTTGGTTTGAACATTTCTTCTGTTAGTTCTTCTGCAGTCTAAATCAACTCTCAAGTCTCCAGAGTTCCATTTAAATACAGTTTTTACTACTGCCCAGCTTCTGTACTTTTCAGGTATCCAAACTCCGGGGTCTATTTCTCCAGATTTATTTCCTAAGATCCACTCGTCGTAATCTGTTACAAAGGACAAAATTGTGCGTCCGGGAAGAATTTGTAAAGCTTTAGGTACTCCTTTAAAGCTGGTTTTAAGCTCGGGTCCATCTTTTGTAATACCAGACGGAGCGCCTGAGCGGCTATTGCTACCAGCATTAGGACCGCTTGTTTCCGCGCCACCCACGCCACTTGAGGGGGTACTAGGAACCGACCCACGGCCAACGCTGGGAATGCCTGCTGGTATTGAGCCGGCCTTTAAGTGGCCTAATAACATTCCGCCTTCTGGTGTATCAATTACAACACTAAATCCATAACCGTTAGGATCCAACACGCCTCTATCGGCATCTCTTATAGTTGCAGGGGATTTTACAAAGAGCTCTGTTCCAATAGCACCAGATAAGTCTACACCAGTGTGGTTAGGTCTTCTTGCAGACCTATACGGACTAGATACGGAAACCGCTCCCCTAATATCTACATATCTCTCCACGTCTGCCCTAACAATATTTTGTAATCTTTTAGGGCCATCTTGCCATTGAGCGTGAATGTGAGGTCCGGTGCTGGACCCCGTGCTACCGATTTCTCCTATTTTTTGTCCTACTCTTTGCTCTGTTTCATTTGTTGGAGCTTCCTCTCTACTGTCTTGATCAGTTGAACCTATAGTCGTTCCTAAAATGCCCTTAAGAGTTGTAGGATCCAAGGTAACTTCTTTAATACCGGAGTCTCTACCAATTTTAAGCAAGAGTCTTGTCTTAGTTCTTTTTTGAGGATCAGGCTCGATCTCTCCCACTTCATCTCCAACGTTTACTGTTTCCCCTTTCTTCGCGCTAATAGACTTAAGATTTTTATATTCTTGGCGAACTCTAGAGCTAACACACTCATCGCTACGATTGCACAAGTATATTTCAAAATCGCTCTCTATCACGACTCTTCCGTCACCTGCTTCTAAAATTTTTCCTCCTAAATAATTTTTAGAGTCAGTAGCTCGCCTAAAAAGCATTACGTTTTCTAGCTTTTTTACTTTAAATTTACCCTTTGAGGTAGCGGAGGCAGGAGTTACTATACCTGTTAGCCCGTTAGTAGAGTCTCCTGTGTTATAGTCTTCTAGTTTTGTAAATTGAGTTCCGTCATCTTGAAAAGCCCTCTGATCAACTTTTTCTAGTTGTTCTTTAGTAAGATTAGGACGTTTTATGTCTACCGTAAACTCATCTCCAGCTTCTGCTTCTAGTACTGCAGAGTCGGCCGGTGTTCTACCTCCAGTGGCAGCACCTTGACTTGAGTTTCTTTGCCAATCACTAACAGCATACTTTGCGTTAATTGTGTATTTTTCATATAGTCCCTTACCAAGATAAAACACTCTTTGGCTAAGGCAACTGGAGTCTTCGTTTGAACAGATTTGAATTTTATTAGCAAACTCTCTTGTAGGCAAAGATAAAATATCAAAGTTATAAGCCGAGCCCATTTTTTGCATTAGCTCTAAGCTATTTAAGTTATTAATTCTGTAATTTCTGTCTAACTTATAAGCATTTGCAGGAGTGGAGCAAACGTCTTCTAACTCAAAATTTGCTTTAGGTATATCTGTTTTTTCGTTAAACTCATCTACTAAATTTTTTCCCTTTTCAAAATAAATTGACTGTAAAGTAGCCTGAAAGTTTACGGCAAATGCGTTTGTCCCGGTAAGAGAGACGGTCGGTTCGCCAGAAACACCATGAGTTATATTTATTCCTGTTGATCTGTAGAAAAAAGTTTGCTCAACAGTTTGACTATTTGTTCCCTGTATATCATAATATAGAGTAACTATAATAAAGGGAAATCCGTCATTGACAGTTCTTTGCTCAAAGCTCTTTAAATCCAGAGTAGCGTAAGGAAAGCACTTGTCAGTTTGCGGATTTTGCCCTGGACCACATTTAGGAAGAAGGTCTCCCTCCCCCGCGGCTTGTTCAGCTATACTAGTATAAACTCTGTCAACGTCATTTAGAGAAATCCACCCCAGCCCTTCAAGGTAGGGATCTTGGATGGTGATTCTGCATTGGTTTTTGTCTGTATTATAAAACTGCGAATTAGCCGTGTTTGGGGTGTTTGCCACTAAACCAGACCAATTCATCGCGAGCCCGGCTTCAATAGATTGAATTTGCCTTTCAGGAAAAACAATAGCGATGTCACCGCCACCTGAGGGCTTATATGCAACGCGAGCCTTGCATCTGTACAAGCTACTACTGTTAGTCATTAGGGCGATATGCTATATATACTTTAAACCCCCAGAAGGGATCTCCTTCCAGGGGCTAAAGGTTATTAAGTTTAGCGCTTAAACAGGAGGCTCCTCAGGATTCGCGTTTGGATCAATAAAAGTAACTGCCCCAACCTCGACTTTATTATACAATCCTTGGAGCTGATTGTCCAGCCTTGATGTCAAACGCTCGGCATCAATTTCTCCTTCTGAAGTTTTAGGAAGGACAATTCTTCGCTCATGAGTATGCCCGACTTCGTTAGTATAGGTAACGAGAACGGTCTTATCTTCTGAAGTGTATTCTCCAACAGAAAAGGTAATGTTTGACATAGTTTTAATTTTTTATCAGAGTAACTGAGTAACCTCCGCAAGTGCAGGAGTAGCTCCAGCAGGAAGTGTACCAGCCGCATCAAGAGCGATAATAACGATATCGCCAACCGAGTAATTAGCGCCTGCAACTGGGACTCCAAGCTCGTCGCCAGATGCCGTAACAACTCCGGCAACAACAGACAGGCCGTTGTCAAGATTCGCGTTGCCGTCACCACCACCAGAATCTTCGGTGCTAACCAAGAAGAAGGTTGTGGCGCCATCAGCTGCGTTGGTGTAACCTGAGCCACCGTCGATAAGAGTGATGGTAAGAACTCCGCCTTCTGGGGCAGATCCTTCAACAACCTCAGTTTCAACTTCGCCGAGGATACCAGAGATGAGTTCGCAAAGGTTGAATGTAGCAACCATAAAATGGAAGTCTTCTTCGCCTTCTAAACCAACAAATTTAGTAACGTTTACTAACTCAGAGGTAAGAGCAGTTTTGTCAGCAGCGGGAACATTAGCGTTTGCTTGAAGAGCAAGAGCAATTTGCTCAAGGCAGGCATAAGCATTACGCTTAGCTTCAAAGCCCATAGAAGGTCCGCAAATAACGAACTTAGTAAGTGCAGCGGCTGCAGCAGCAGCTTCGCCGGCTTGAGCTTGAACAACTGCGTTATCTTTAAACTCTGTAAGCAGAGTTTGTAATTTAAGTTTGAATTCAAATTCAATACCGAGGGTACGAGACAAACCCTCGTTCAGAATATTAGCCATAGTATTGTTTTATAACAAATCTACTTATCTTTAAACCACAATGTAGTCCAAGACGGACGTTCCGAGCTCGGGTTGAATAACTCGGTGGGGAAGAGTAGAAACATTTTCAAGATAATTTTTCATATAAGCATAGTATTGCTTATGCTCTTCCTCTCTTACAAGAAGCTGATTGCGCTTATAGTAGTTAGTAGCGTTAGGAAAAAGCTCTTCGATTTCTTTAATATGGTTTTCTAGGGCCCAGTCCCAGGTTCTTTCAATTAGCAAAATATTGATCGTTTCGCTAACAGAGCAAAAGTAAGACTCAGCGGCAACTGCCCACTCATCCGAGATAGTGATATTCCGTCTGAACTTTTCATAAAAACAAACTTCAGAAAATCCTCTGTCGCAAAGAATAAACTCTGCGGAGTTTTTACTAATAATTTTATCAAGAGGCTCGATGTACTGATCAATTGGAGTGTTGTGGTGGGGCTGAGGACCTGAGAAGTGAAGTTTTTCTACGCTGGCAAACTCTGCAATTACAAACTCACTGGTGTTGACAAAAGTGCTTTTTCCGACACGATCAGGACCTAGGACAGCAATGATTTTTGGAAGCATCAGTAAATGTCGTATATGTATTATTATATCATAGAAGCCTAGAGTTTAAAGCTAGATTAGATATTTTGTTATAGTCACATGACAACTCCTAATCATAGGTGGGGAATCAGGTTTTCCTCAGATTCTACTAAGAACCTTGCTTATATTCAAACCCAATATACCAACGACAATACTTTTGCCAAGCCCGGCGAGCTCTTCCTTAACGAGAACCTTCAAGAGATCTACTATGTAGACCATTCAGATGATACCGCAAAGAAACTGGCAGGTGTATGGGCCAAGTCTGGAGAAAATGCTTACTACTCCGCAGGTAACGTAGGTATAGGTCTTGAGCTACCTACAGCACCACTCGAGCTTGCTACAACTTGGAACGACAATACGGTCGATCAGTCGGCTTTAAAAATAACTGTCACCGATACTCTTTCCGGAGCCGGTTCTAAGCCTCTTGAGATAACCGTAGGAGGCTCCTCTAAGCTTTCTTTGTCAAAAGCTGGAGATCTTACAGTTGCAGGAAGAATTAACCTCCCCTCCCAGCCTCCTACAGCTGCTACAGACCCCGGTGTAACAGGGGACATTGCTTGGGACACCGACTTTGTTTACATTTGTGTAGCGAGCAACACTTGGAAACGTGCGACTATTTCTACTTGGGTTTAAAGTTATATGAACATTGATTAAAAAGATTTTAATGTTCCGACACTTTATTACTAGTTTGAGCAAAGTCCCTTAGGCACAGAAGTGTGTCTCGGGGATTTTTGCTATATGGAGACCCTATGGCACGTAAAGTTAAAAACACTCGCAGACAAAAAATTCGCACCGAACAATCCTATATGCCACAGAATCGAGAACAGGACCAAATAAACATCATAATGCCCCGCAACCCATCTCAAGTAGATGCGTTAAACTATTTGAAAACAAAAACTCTAACGATTCTTACAGGACCTCCAGGTACAGCAAAAACTCTACTCTCTACGTATGCGGCTTGCCAAGCGCTTCAAAAAAGAGAAATCGATAAGATCTACTATGTAAAACCCATCGTTGACGTCGTAGGCGAGCAAGGTTTGGGCTTTTTGCCCGGTGAGGTCGATGAAAAAACCGCTCCTCATATTGCTCCTCTTAAAGACGCCTTAAGTGTATTTATGCCAAAGGGCAAGGCAGACTATCTAATTGAAAAGAAAGTCATTGAGTTTGTTCCTTTAGAGCACCTCAGAGGGAGAAGTTTGTCAAGATGTTTCATTATTGCCGACGAAATGCAAAATGCAATCCCGCACTCTGTTCTTACTGTTCTTACTAGATTAGGAAGTGACAGCAAAGTAGCTTTACTTGGAGACGTTGTACAGCGCGACCTTGACGGAAAGTTCGGAAGGGATGGATTGTCTGATGCTGCAAGAAGGCTTTCTAAGCTAAATGAGGTGGGCCACGTTGAATTCTCATTCAATGAAATTGTTAGATCAGGTTTTGTACGCTCAGTAATTAAAGAATACGCGGATTTATACGCGGCATAGAGTTTAAAGTAACTATATATTATAGTTACAGCACTATGCCTGGTAAACTGCCTGGGGGTAAGGTCAGAATCTCCAAAACTGCCCCCTCTCTTATTTCAAATACAAAGGTTTCTTCTACGTCCGAGGTAGAGTACTTCGGACTTATTAGAGATCAGGCTTTAAACGACCTAGAGTCAAAGCCGGACGCCTTGGACCAGGTACTGCTTGATATTCAGTCTCCTGATGAAAGAGAGTCGGTAGGTATATTTAAAGCAACTGACCTTACGGTTATTGACGGCATTGTCGATTTTGATATTAAAAAGGAAGATCTACAGGCTTTAGCTGGAGGATCCACAGCTGCAGAAGACGGCTCTGCTCTTGTTAACCCTAGATTTAGAATCGCTGATAGAATATCTCAGCTAGAGAGTTTTACTGGTAGAGGTATAGAATTTGTTGGATCTGGTCCAGTTAAATTCACCTACATCGTCCCTAGAGAAGGAGATTTACTTCCTGGCACAGTAGAGATTAGCTCCACCACTGGAGTAGTTACCGGCACAGGTACTTTCTTTATAGACGAAAGCGGTGCAGAAACAAGCCAACAGCTTAATACTACATTAAGTGTTGGAGACTTCGTAGTATTGTACGACTCTGACGGAGAAACATTATTTAAGACCGGGGCCACCGAGGATGAAAGAAAGTCAGACGATGCTATTTATAAAGTCGTTAGCGTAGATAGCAATACCTCTATTACCCTTGACCCAATTCCTGCACAAACTGTAACAGCTGGCAAGAAATTAAGAAAAAGATATTGCCACAACGTCCAGCCTCCCTTCTTTAAAGAGCCTCTCGAATCTACAAACTTTAACAGCGCAGAAGTAATTCCTAGCGTTTCTAACTTTAAAAAATCCCATAGGTTGGGAGGCTTACAAGGAGGAGAGTTTGTAGTAAAGAAAGAAGCGGAGTCTTGGTGGGAAGGTCAGTATAACTTCGAGTTTAGAAGTAGGACTCAGTATGGTTTGCCGGGGGATTCCGGCGAAGATAATCCGAAGTTTAGAATTGTAAAAGACGGAAACTTAAATTTTGTAGATAGCATAAGAACTCTTTCTCAGGATAGAAACGTAGGATTTAAATACGATTTTTTCATTAAGAGAGAGTATTTAGGAAATAGAACTTTTTCTAGGTTTGTTGCTCAAGTAAATGGTCATTTAAAAATTGACTATTACGATCAAACGGGCTTTGACGAAACCACCGGAGCGGCCATCGGTACTTGGAAAACCGCGATAGACACCACCGATGAGTCTACGTTCTTTAGAGAAATAGATATTAACGACAAAGTTAATAATCAATTAGGAGCTAAAGAGATTTTTGTTCAAGGTGGTCCTAACTACGGAAATTCTTCCGATGTTGTAGCAACCAATAATCTTTTTGATCTATCCGATACCTATATAGACGAAGACGGAAACGAAGTAAATAAGTATAAAAATAATTATGTACCTGTAGTTATTAGGTATTGGTACGGACAGGACACTATTGACAGAAGTTCGTCCCCGTTGCCTATCTTTCAAAGAACTATTAGCACCTTCGATCCGTCTTTTGCTATAGAGCAAGTTGACACGGCTTTAGGATACACGCCTGAAGATACCACCACAGACCCCGTAACTCCTCCAGACGGCACATTTAAGTACTGGAACAGCTTCTTGGGATATTACGAGCTAGAATACGATTCCGCTAATGCTAACTGGACCGTTGTATCTACACCTCAAGAATCTGGATACGAAACAAACACAAACGAGCTAACAACTACCTTTGAGGTTCTTGCTTTTACTGACCTTGATCCTGCTTCAATTCCACCGGCTCTCGGGGCAAGTGAAAAAAATCTCGTGGCTTGTCTTGAGTCAGTTAGAACGTTCGGCAATCAGCCCGACCAGAGAAGAATTACGGGAAGAAGAGTCGAGGATCCTCTTAACGCAGGTCAAGCAAGTACCGATAAAATAGAATTTACAACAGGCACTCTTGCTCCTTCAAACGGAAATAAGTTATACATAATTGCACAAAACATTGCATTTACAGTAGTACCCCTTGATCCTTCTGATATTCTTGCGGATCCTGCCGAAAGAGAAAGAGAAGAGCTTTTCCAGGCTGAAGCATTTAACCCAAACAAGTTTGGAAATTACAGGGGTTCTGCCGACATGGTTGCAGGATCGGAAAGATTTGCAGAGCAAAATACTTCCAGAGTTTCCTTTAGCGACAACCCAGAGTACTTTAAATATAAGTTAGGAAACAGGCCCATCCAAAACACCTACGGACCCGATAGGTACGACGGATTTATTAAAAATAGATTTACTACACTGGCCGGTGATCGAGACTATGACTATAGCCACGACAAGCTTTTATTCATCGGTCGTCAAAGAAAGCAAGAGACAGCACAGGACCAATTTACAGGAAATGTTGTTCAGGATCCCAAGCCACTTGCTGATGGAGAAGTAAGAGTACCCGGAGAAAACTACACCTTTATCTCTGTAGAAGAAGACGCTGCGGGTAACGGAGGTAACGTAAAGATTTCAGGATACCCAACAAATACTTTGGCCGCGTTATTTAACACCGCTGGACTTGATAATGGTGGCAAGATTCTCCACAGCGGAGATAACTCAAATACCTTTAATAACGCTCTCAGGCAAAATAACCAAAATATTAATATTTCTGGGCTTCAGTTTCCGCCCTCTGATAGATTTGATAGTGACGGTGATTTAACCCCCACCACTTACACAATCAACTACTCAGAAGTAAAAGGTAAAAACATATTTTTCCCTAAAGCTTTAACAACTAACGCCGGTGGAAACGGAACACATGACGCAGTTACTCGCGGCATGATTAGTTCCAGTGGCCTCGGTGTAAATGAAGTTACTACAGGAACAAACGGAAGAACTAAAACAAATAAAGCTATTTTTATCTATAAGTTTATAAAAAGAAATTACGCAACAAATAGCGTTACTTTTTCAACCGAAGAAGAAAAATACTTTATTGACTTTTTGCTGGCAACAAGACCGAATTTAACTGCCGGAAACATGATGATATCGGTTCCAGACCCATCTGGAGCACCGGGAACTGGAAATATTACCAGTAGCGCATTGTTCAGTAATTTTGGACAAACACTAAGTCTTGATGACGGCAATAAACTCTATGATGGTGCCCTTATTGAGTTTTACTCAAGCTCCGATGATCTAGATAACTCGGGCGACCAAGAGGCCGGAGAAGTTGCTCCTTTTTCTCAGGCGTACGTTACAGGATACGATGAGAGTACTGAGACAATTACTTACGAAGTGATATCAGGCGAGGCAAATAATCCCGCAAACGGAGTGGCCTATGCTGTAAGAGTATATTATAACTACTTTGAGTTTACGAGTGTTCCTAAAAAATTAACTGACTCTTTGGGAGCGTTTGAAAACGGATCAGTAGCAAATCTTTCAGAGCCCGGCAGCAACTCTACATTCCAGATATATTTTGTATATAACTCTGGCTTTGGATTCTCAAGAGCAGATAACGGAGCTGGTTTATCCTTCTCAGAGACTCTTTTTGTAGCCACCCCAGACACTACTCCTGCAAATCCTCAGATAACGCCTTTTGGCACAGGAACAGAGCTTCCTTCTCCGCCTTCGGTTACTGTTACTCCGTTTGACTTTGATAATTCTGCCACAGATCCTGCTAACCCCGGCCTAGGTGGTTTATGTTACCCACCTTATCAGACTCAGGAGCTTAATCTTAAAGATACTGTTGCGAATGATGCTACGCTTTATAGCTCTGCCGTAGGAAACTACGACGTGTGGTTTGGTTCTCCTCAAAGAAGTTTACTTACTTTAGACGAAAAGTTTTTACAAGTAAACCAAGAGTTTGCTTTAGACTTTTCTGAGGCAGAAAGACCTAATATAGTTCCAGAAGGAGCGCAGCTAACTGGCCTATTAACCTTGGGCACATTCCCTACCTTCGTCGCAGATAGTTACACCCACAAACTAAGAGTAAACCTAAGCCCTTACATCGGAGCCCCTGACTTAGTAGATCCGAATAACTCTACCGGTTTGTTCTCAAGAACAGATTATAATGCCGTGGCCAACGACAACATTTTTAAAGATGCCTTGACGTTCTCTGATGGCTCTGCGGTTAAAGAGGCAGTGTTCTTGTTTGCTAAAAAAGACGGAGAAGAGGGGGTCGTATCAGGTATAAGTCTTTTAACCGATAACGACCCGGGATACGTTTAAAACTTAGATACCAGGTAAGAAAGTAAACAAAGAGACCTCGTAATAGCTTTTGCTCCCAGAGGTCTTTGCAGTTACCGGAAGATCTTCTTTAGAGTTTTTGTGATAGAATAAAGCTCCATTTTCTCCTGCGTTGGTAAGATCAGATCCGTCAGGAACCGAGATTCTTTGAGCAAACGAGCTAATGTTAACGTTATATCCCTTCCAGCCATCTGCATACAAATTAGCGGCAAACACGGCGTATTCTCCGTAAGTAAAGCCTCCAACAACGTCCGGGTTAATATTACCAGATTGTAAGGAGTTTAACTGGAAGAAGGGCTTATCCTGTGTAGAAAACGCTCTTTTATAATCAGGGCCTACTTTAATAAAGAGTCCAGGAACTCTGATATCGGGATCATCTAATCTAAACTTAGGAATTCTAACGTTATTTTTTAGCTTAAGCCCTGTTACCCCGAAAGTGCCAAGTAAAAAGTCTTGGTCTCTAATTACAACTCTTTGATTAATCCCGGCGTCTTGACCCAAAATACGATTAAATCTAAATCCTAAAGTGTTGGCGTCAGATGAAACTTCTTCAGGGTTTTTAGTGTTTTGGATTGCTCTAAAAGAGTCGGATCTGAGTTCTGAGGCTCTGGATGTTGCTTGTAATAAATCTCCAGAAAGACTTCCGCCGGGTACAAAGGGGTCTACATAATTAGAAATATAGATGTTAGACTGAGCAAACTTAAGCTGGAGAATGTTATCAATAAATATAGAATCGTCTCTTACTAATTTAATTTCTCTAGGAGTATCCGAGTTAAAAGACCCTACAGTTATTTCCGTGTCTATAAAAATAAATTTTTGACTTAAATTATCAAAGAGATAGAATCCATCTTGATTAGAACCTCTTACAGAATATTTAAAGTTATCGTTTACAATCCTAGGATCTTTAGAGAAAAATCTTTCGCCTATCTGTCTTACAATTACACACTCTTGTGAGCTTGAGGTTTCTTCTACGTTTGTCTCCGTTACTATATTGATTCTTTCTCCAACTAAGTACCCGGTTCCTTGCTCTAATATTTCTATTTTAGCTACACTATATCTTCTTGTGTAAAAGCCGGTCCATGTTGCAAGAGGTCCTATATCTTCTTCAGAGCCAATAGGAGCAAGAGGGAGTACTCCGGAAGAGTTCTGAGAAGTAAATAATCTTGTAGTAACAAGGTACTCCTTTGTTTCTCCGTTAGAATAGAGTACGGTAACATATAAGTCTGTAGATAGCTCTATTTGATCTGGAGAGAAATAGTTCCAGGTTCCGTTTGCGTTAATTGTTAAGTTGTTTGTAGTTCCGCTTACTGTCCCGGCAACTCCTGCGGCCACAGATACCTGAGAGTTTCTTTCTTGCCAAGAGACGATATCAGAAGAAGGGAATACAGTGTCTGGCTCAATTGCAAAAGTTACTTGTGCTCTTGCGTTATTAGACTTAGATATAGAGCCTTCTAAAACTACGTTTTTAATAACTAACTCATCTGCTACAAAGTTTTTAGGAATAGTTACTCCGGCCGGAGCTACTTCTTTAAAGTAGTATCCCGAGCCTCCGTACAGGACTCTAACCGAGGCAATTCCGTTGTTAATTCTAGATATAGGATTAACCGCGTCGGGCTGGGCAGAAGGAGCAACAGCAAAGTTATCAAAAAATACTTCGTCGTTATTTGACCAAGTGTTTCCTTGGGTTAAAAACCTTGTTCTTCTAATAACATCTCCATTTGCTTCTCTAATGGCCTCGGACCTTAAACCTATTAATTTGGCAATGTTGTCTCCTTCTGGGCCAGATAAAACACTTGAGGTAAGCTGAGAGGACAAAGAAAATAACTCAATGTCATTTTCAATTCCAGGAGCATAAAGCTTCTGAAGAGATTCTTTTAAATTTAAGTTTATTTCTGAGAGATTTAGTGCTCTGCTTAATCCGATAGCCATAATTTATTAAGTGTATTTGTATTAGTTAAGAAGGACTTTTATTCTAGAAAAATTATTTCCGTTTCCATTAAGTTGATTAAATTTTTCCAGGAGATTGTCTGAAATTGGATCGATAGGTGGCTCAGAGTTCGGGTTACCCGGCTTACCCTGATCAAATATTTCATCTAGGGTGTAGTTAGAATAACTTCCCTCAGCTATATTTGCCTTTGTAGCAGTTAAATCAATAACTAACTTTTTAGAAGATAATTTATCTCCGTAAAACTCAGCTACATCAAACGCGTCTTCTATAATCTTTCTTATGCTCGCCTTAGTTAAAGGATTGTTTGAAAGATTAAATACTTGCAAAGCGGGGGGATTTGTGTTTTCTTCTGCCCTTCCTGTAATCTCTTGAAGAGTTCCCTTTTGATAATCAAAAAGAAGATTAGAAGCAAGATCAACAGTTGCCAACCTTCCGCTATTTCCTCTAAATTTAGGTACTCTTCCCACTAACGAGCAGTCTCTAGCAATGATATCTTTAAGATTTTTGCACTTATTAAAATAGTCTCCTGCATCAACTCCGCCTCTTTGGAACCAAAGTTCATGCGAGCTAAAGTCCACTTTGTCGCTAAGAACAATATATGCTCCGGCTCCGGATTTTATCTGTTTTACCACGCCAACCTGTTGCGTGCCATTTTCGCTCTTGTAAACTTTATCTCCCACTCTAACGTATCCGTTTATTGAAAGTGATGAGATAGAGGGGTATAAGAACTCAGAGGGTTGTTGATTAACACCGGCACGATTTTTTGAAGTCCATGTTGCGCCAGCTGCGGTGTTTCTTTCTTTGACAATTAGGTTGTAATTTGCTGGCTCGTTGCTTCCTGCGTTAATTAGCCCGAATAAAGCGTTAAACACTGGAGTCCGAGCCTTGGTAGGATCATTTTTCCATACAGAAGTATACTTAGAAGGTAAAGATCCGTTAAGTACAACCTGAAATAGAGTTTTGTTATCGTTATTTGGTTCAGAGAAGTCGGGAATTATAGAACCTCCTCTGAGTATTCCCTGGTTAGTACTAAAAATTCTAACAATATTGCTATTAGATCTAGGACCAATATTATCTAAATCATAAAATCTGTTACCGTCAATTCTTAAATCTAAGGGTCTTTTCTCAGCAACGAGATTAGGAAAAACTCCGGTAAATCCGCTGTTTCTAATGTCGAAGAATCTAAGTCTAGGAGTTCTTTCAAAATCATTTGGTCTAAACTCTAGATCTATTATATCCTTGTTAAGAAGACTTTCTGCCTGAAATATCTCCAAGGCATACATAATATCGTTGGTGGGGGCAAAGTTTTTAGGTAAGAAATATAATACTCCGCTACCATCTTCTGCTTCGTATCCTTCCCAGGCTTGAGCGGATATATTAAGCGTCTTAAGGGACATACCACCCAGACCGTTGTTGCCATCTAAAGAGAACATCTTTCCTCCCCAGTGGCCTCTTGAAGATTTGATAGTTGATAGCTTAGGAGCACGAAGCTTATCTACGGAACTCTCGTTTAAACCTGTCACGCCCTCATTGTACCTTATCTTAGTCCGACGGAGGGGCTTACTTACGGCGTTTTTACTGTTTAAGCCCGTAAACTCGGTGTTCAGAGTTTTAAGCTCTTTCCATTCAAAGTCTGAACTGTCGCCGTTTGCAATACAAAAAGCTATGTCTGTAAATCTTATGTTAATATTTTCTAAACGCTCCAGCCACTTACTCCAAGCAATAGACGCGTTGCCTCCGTCGACAGAAGAGAAAGCGTTGCTGCCGTCTACTTGAGCGCCGTTCACTTTGCCATTGGCAATCATACTATCGTCTGTTGCAATTCCACCAGCTAGCCTTTCTTTTGCAAGGAAACCACACAATTCAGTGTCCCATAATCTCATGGGGAACTGGCCGATGTACTGAGCCTTTTGTTCGTCAGAAAGAGTAGTTTGGTATCTGGTTGTTGATCCAAGATATTTAATGTTACCTGATACTCTTCTTTGCTGGTTAATATCATAACTAAAACCGGCCTCGTTTTCGCTATTAAATACCTTGGGCAAAAGTCCAGCTACTCTGTCTCCACCATTGGCAGGGCTTTGAAGTTGCAAACTACTCAAGTTAGGAAATAGCTCTGAAAAATCTCCGTTAGAAATTAAAAAAGATGAACCTAACACCAAGGTCTCTAATCTTTCAAAAACTCTAAAGCCGTTTTCTTCGTCAATTGCACAAGCCGCGCTACCGTCTATATGGGCTTGTCTTTTATTTACAAATAACTCTCCCGCCTTATCTCTAGCAGTACCGAGAGATCCGTCGTAAAGTTCGTATTTTCCTTGTGCGTCTGTGCCAAAAGATCCTGCATCAGAGCTATCTATATGGCCAGAATAAGCTAAAATCTGAGTGGCACTTTTCTGAGGAATAGCAGAGCTAGAGCGTCCGGTAATGCTATTACTAATAACCTGAGAATCAAAAAACTTCACTGGCCCATTGTTCCAAAAAGGATTACCTGAAAGATTCAGGAAAGTTAAAGTCTTATAGTTTACTTTTAGCCACGTAGGAAGGGCTTGTAGGTTGTTGTTTTGAAGATTTAACCTTTCTAGATTATCAAAACCGATTAACCCGATATCTCTTTGGCCACCATCGCTAATGCCTAAGTTTTGTAAATTTAGTTCTTTAACTAGCGAAGGAACACAGAAAATAGATAAAATACAGTCTACTCCGTTACCGATTCCCCCAGCCTGTGTAGTTAAATCGAAAGATTCTCTAATACTCTCCGGTTTATTTTGTACGTTATTACCCGAGAACTGCTTGCTGATAATTAAGCGCCCGTCGCTTTTTCTTTTAACCTCGAATCCGAAGTAATAAGCACTAGAAATGCTTAGTATTGTTCCAATCTCAAAGGTACATTCTCCTATTTTGTTGATAGGAATTTCTAAAGGTGATCCTTTAGTTGCATAAGTATTTAGTACTTTTACGTCAGGATTAGGTCCAGAGGCGCTAGTTTGTAGGTAAGTTGGAATTCTAACAATAGCACCTGGAGACTCTGTAATTGATCCTTTTTTAACAAAGAGTTTTTCTCTAAGTTTAATTTCATTTACATGGCTTCTTCTTCTAGATCTAATAAGACCGGGAAAAGAAACGTCGGTGAATTCTCCGTCGCTATTTGATTCTGCGTTAAACAAACTCTCTCTGGATGTAGATACAGAAACAGTTCTTTTTACTCCGTCAATATCTAATACGTCGTACTCAATATTTTTAGCAGCTAATCCACCATGGTGTACAATAATATTATCAGAGAAAGCGTTTGTAGAGAGGGATTTTTTTTCGGGCTCGCCAATTGGCGATCCGACTCTTATAAAGGTAGATAACTCAAAGGTAACTTTAGGCTTAACGTCTTCTATAAGACCGAGAGAGTCAATAACGCGGCTTTCAAGTCCGCCTATAAGGCGAATGTCTTCTTTAAGAAGAGGCCTAGAGCCCACGCCTCCTCTAGCTAGGCCACTAATTTGATCCAGACCCTCAGGGTTAAGTAGGAGATTTCTAAGAGCATCTCTTTGGTCAGAGGCATTAACCTCGCCAAGGTTTAAGTTGTCTACAAAGCCTATAGGAGACCTAGTTTGCTCTAGGAACCTGAAAAAGTTGGTGGGATCAATTGCCATAGCTGCCTATTATTGTTCTTTGTAATTCAATGTTACGGATATAGTTCCGTCTTGGTTCGGTCTTGGATCTCCAGCAGTACCAGAAATGTCCCGCGCGATCATGAATAAAGCCTTGTTATTCCAGAAACTTGGAGTTACCGACTCTCCGTTAATGTTAAAAAGTTCGGCTAAGCTAATCTCTTGGGGTTCGTTTGCTTTAAGATAAAAAGCTCCAACCGGCGCTCCTGAGTCTTTAAACTTAAGGAACCTTAGTGGGTAGTCTCCAGTACTTGAGAATCCAGTGCCGGAGAGGGTGTTCCTAGATAAGAAACTGTAACATCTTTTGACTCTATTTACTGGGTTTGCTCTATCTGATGAGTAGTCTACGTAGGAGTAATCTTCTCCTGGTACCAAAGCACCGGGCTCTGAGAATATGCCGATACTCTTAGAAGCGGGGAATTCTGCAATAGAAACTCCTCCGTTGTGTTCGTCCAAAACCCCTTCATCTGACACACTTAAGGTGCATCCGTGGGGGCTAAATGGCTGAGTTATAAAGCCATTATTAGTTTTCTTGGCAATAACAACAGAGCCGAGCTCCGCTCCCTCTCTCATTTTAATAAACGCTTTAATATCTGTGGCTTGTCCAGTTACCTTTCTAGCAAGCAAAGTGGCCGTATCAGAAAGAAGACTAGGCTGGTACATTGCAACCGCCCTATACTTTACTTCTACAATAAGCTCATTGTTGAAGGACATAGGAACCATGTCAACTGGATTTACAGGAAGCCTATACTCTAAAAGCTCATTTAAGGTGCCTTCTCCCAAGATAAACTGTTCTTGAGGACCTATTATCTCAAAGTCTGCTCCCACAAGATTTTCAGGGTTTACTACTGATATAACGTTACCTGGGGTTAATCCGGGGTCCCAGCGGCTATCCTTACCCAAGAAGTAAGTTTTTGGCTGTACGTCCGTACTCTCTAAAAATCTTGCCTCTTCAATAATTTCTCCAGACCTTACAAATATAGCTCTGCAAGCTCCTCCGTCTTTACCAGGAACTCCAGGTTGCTGAGCGTCTATAATGCCCAAGTCTCTTTCTAGAGCCTCTCCGACTTCTCTTCCATTGTTCGCACGAACTACGCCCACGCTGTTCGTAATTAGAACGTTATCTTGAACGGCGTCGTCTTCAAAGTCGATGGGAAGGCCTTCGTAGTATCTGTACTCATCAGAGTTAGGAATTTGCCTGTCAAAAACGTACTTGTCTCCGGTAGCGTTAGTGCCAATGCCAACGTCTTTTCCGCTAAGATCGGCGTTATTAGCAAGACTATCATCGGGCATAAGAATACCGAAATTATTTCCCACCCTAGACCTATGCAAATGAGACTTAGGATACTCATACTCTGCGTCTGTTTGCGGTGTGCTAGTTCCAAAGGGCCAAACTACACCTATTTGATAGTCGGCAACGTTTTTACCGTCGCACCTTCCGTCTTCGTCTTGATTGCAAATTGCCTCGTAGTCTACAGAAACGCCGTCTATGGTGGAAACGCTATCAAAACGCTGGCCGTTATTTCTTCTGCTTGTAAATAGAATAAAGAACTCTGATTGAGTAACACCGATCGTGGAGACCAAGGTCGTGTCTCTTCTAAAGGGAGAAAACTTAACGTCTATGTTTTCTGTAAATCTTTTAATTAGAGGACCAAAACTCCAGTCATTATAGTTTTTAAATGACCCATCAAATACCGTTTTACGTTGTCCCGGTCTTCCGATAACTGCTAGCGTTGTGTCTTCGCCGATATATTGATTATCCTCAAGTGGATTTACATAAGCATTAAATAAATCATTTGAAATGATCTTAGACCCTAATAGTCCTCCGTTTAGCTGTTCCCATGGAGTCGGTGATGTTACATCTACGTTCTGGAACGTGTCTCCGTCCGCAAGACCTACAAGTCTAATAGAAGCAGACTTCTTTCTTTTTGCCGGTCCCTTTAGTCCCGACGAAGTTGATCTATTAACGCTAATCTTTGCTCTTAATCTTTGTTTTTCTGGAAGAACGCATCTAAATCCTTCTTGGAAGGTGTGTGCATGCTCTTGGCAACCAAACTGATTAACAAACTTAAGTTCTGTGTTTTTATTAGAAGATACGGATATACTTACGGGGAAAATTTCCTTCTTATTAAAGAATTCTGTTCCTTCGTTATTTACAATAAACTTTTTAGGCTTAACTCCTAAAACAGTTGCCCACTTACTAATGGGAAAAGTTTGTCCACCATTAAGGTAATCGTCGTCTACAGCATCTTTAATTTTTCTATTTACTGCACTACCGCTACCAATTTCTAAAGTACCCTCGTCTCCGCCATCGATATAATAAGAAGCACCGTACTTTTCAAGGAACTGAGGTAACTTTGTTGTGGCGGGAGACTGGTTATATACTCTGTACTTAAAGAAGAAGAAAGGATCTTCTAAGCAAGGTTGGCCAATCTGGTTTTCAATAACAAGAGTATGCAATGTTACCCATCTTGCCTCTCCTGAGCCGACAGGAACATAAACATAGAATCTTGCGCCAATAGCTCCGTACCAACCAAACTCGATCTTATACATGGTAACTGTATCTGGATCGTAAATGTAACCGGTCTCTCCTTCATTATTCAAGGGATCTCCGTTCATTATGCTTTGATCGATAGAGGTTTCAAATACAAGATAGGAATCTCCCCTTTCTACTTTCATGTCCTCTTGCATTATCTCTGTTTCAGAAAGCAGCTCTTTAAATTTAGCTTTACCGGTAAGTCTACTTACATATACTTCCTTTTCTTCATAGTTTGATTCTCTAAACAAATCAGTAGATCCTAGGGGAACAGTAGACCTACGAATAATTGAAAAATCAGTACCGTCCTTTAGCCTAAAGAAGTAGGCATCAGAGTAGTTTTCTACACCAAACTCAATAACCGTTCCGGGCCCTGCTCCTTCTTCAGAAACTCGAACTCCGTATGTAAATCCACTAATTCTACCGGGTTGGTATCTGTATGCTCTGGTAGACTGAAGCGTTTGAATTGCCTCTCCGCTCGGTCTGGTTCCGATGGAATTACCTTCTGTAAGTTTTTTAAGAATCTGGGGGATGGTGTCGTCGTCAAATCTTGCGGGCCAGGAGGCTCCAAAAATTAAAGATTCGTAAGGAATTTCGGGGGAATTGCCATTAACCTCAGTAATTAAATAGTAGGGAAGCTTATATTTAACTTCTGGAGAATCAGGGCCGGGCTCTTGCTCAAGTACTCTAAACTCCCAATCTTTAAGATCCTGAGGCAATTGGTCATAATCCATTTGCCAAAGCTCTCTCCAGTTCGCAGGAGACTGAATTGTTTTCAATCTAAAATGTCCCTTATTAGGGTTTGTAAAATTATACCTAGTACTTGCTGCGAAAAAATTACCAAAGTAATTACTTACTTCGGTCAGGTCTGGATCTGTGGATTTGCCCGCTCCGAAAATGCTTTCGTCAGTTAAATCGATGGTTTGATAATCTTCATCGTTAGAATTTTGTGCGCCAAAGTTTCTGAACTCTCCAAGGGGAATTCTAGGAATGTTATCGACTCCTCCCACTCTTCCTTGGTCGATGTCGGTCCAGATTCTGTCCCAGAAAATAGGATCAAACTTTCCGTTTTCTTTAGCGTAGTTTTTATCTATATAATCTACTCCAAAAAGTATTTTTTTCTCATCTGAAAACTCATTGACCATGTACTCTATAATGTACAGAGCAACTAGACCCTGAAGATACCTGGCCCAGCTATTAGGGATCGCTCCTTCCAGCTCACCTGAGCTTACGGCTCTAGCAACGGGAGGATTACCCGGGTTTGAGTAAGGAGTGGGGAAAGTAGATAAAAGAATAGCAGAGTTTTTAGGATCGTCTTCTTCTCTTGTCGGGAAGTGGGGGCCAGCAGGAGAGTTTTTTGTTTTCCAAAAATTAGCCTCTCCGCCGTCGTCGTAGCCTCTATAAGTAACCCAATCCTTTAAATCTAATCCGTATGAAGAAACATTGCCAAAAAGACCTTGCTGCTGCTCAGACCTATCAATACCTAGCAAACTTCTGCTTACTTCACTCTCGAGTGAAAATTGCTCTTCGATAGGCAAAGCGGCGCGGCCGCCACCCTTGCTAAATGCGTTGCCTAAGGAAACCCCGGAACTTTGAAAAGTATCAGAATCAAGAACTACAGCGGTTGAGGTTTCAGGTAAAAAATCGGGCGGATAATAGACTTCCTTTTCTGCGATTAGCGGGGAGCCCGACTCTGTAAATAGAGAAGCACCACGAAAGCTGATCATCTGGAGATCTTTCACAAAGGTGCGAGGCCCAGTTTTCTGGGCTTTAATTCTATAATCCGCCATTTATCACTGTTCCTCCCAAGAAAGTGCTGAGTTGAGTCCGAAAGAATTAACCTGAGCCATGTCGACTGAGTTAATATCGTAGTGTCCGTATAGGTTCAAAATGTCTACCTGATCCGTAAGCGGGAAAGATAAGTATTCTTTGTTATAAGCAAAATAGTCTTGGAGGTCAAACTGATATCCTCCAGGATTTCCGTAATAAGCAAGAATCTCGTTTCCTGTTTCAGCAATAGGAGTTAGCTTAAGGTCTTGGCCAACTCTTACTCCAGAAAGACGGGTAATTTCTTCCCAAGTAACAATGTTATCATTTTCGAGCTTGTCCCACTTGCTTTGGTCAGCAAAGTTTTTGTGGTTTTTAGCAGTTACAGTCTGTTGTTCAAACACGTCGTATCCTGAGCCATCATAAGATCCTAATGAAAGGTGACGCTCTGGGAGGAAGTATCCAGTAATAAATACAGGCTCGGGATAAGAGAATAACTTTGCAAAGAAGTATTCGCCGTTCTTTCTAAACAGTCTTCCGATTACGGGGAAGTATACGCCATTGCCATAGTCAGTAAGATTAGCAGCATCAAAGTTGTTAGCCGCGGTGGTATCTCTAGTTCCAATAAAGTAGCCGTATCTGTAAACGTCATTTTCGCTAAGAATGTTAGTAGGGTTGTTATTGCTAGCAAAAGCAACCTTTGCGGGCAAAGTTGAAGTTTTAGTATTTACAAAGTTTTTGGCCGAGTCATCTGGGTCCTGAACAAGACCTGGGGTTCCGTCTCCGTATACCGTTTCAGAAGCTACGTCGCTGGTTAGTTCTTTGTTAGTTACAATCTTAAGAGGGTTTTTGATAGTTCTAAGAGTTACCAGGTCTCCGTTGCCGCCTCCGGTGATACCTGCACCAAGCTTAATAGGATAAATCTGAAGTCTGTTTCTAACCTCATCGCCCTTTCTATTAAGAATGAAGTCTTTTGCTCTAAAGCTAAGAAGAGATTGCTGCGCTCTAGGAATAATGAGCTTAAGCTCTTCGGTGTCTTCAGGCAGCTCGTCAGAAAAGCTAAGAATAACTTCGTTATCTGTGCTACCAGGGCTAACCCACTTAACCTTATTTGCAGTATTTCCTTCTACGTAAGCACCCATCAAACCAACGGCAGATTTCCAATCTAATTTGCCTGGCCTATTTGCATTACCAGCATAGTTGTTAATTTGAATTTTAGCAGCTGTTGTTGCTGATTGTTTTTCCCAACCACCTGCGCTCAGCGCTGCTCCGCCAGGGAACTTAATAAATCCAGGAGGAACCTCTCTACTAAAATCAGAGGCTTTAGAAAGAAGTCTTACAGTTCCCTTATCTCCACCGTCAATATAGTAAGAAGCACCGTACTTAACAAGAATGTTACCACCTAAATTCGAGCCATCTTGTCCATCAAGACCAGATTGAATTCCGCCATGAGTTAGGTAGGTGATCGGCAGCGTAGCGTTACCCAAAGAAGCAACCGAGTGCTGGTTAGAAGCTCTAATCTGATGAACTCTTACCCATCTTGCTTCTCCGTTAGAAATGGGAACATAGCAAAGGAAGATAGCACCAACAGCACCATACCAGGAGAACTCTGTCTTCCACATGGTAACCTTAGAGAAGTCTACGTTATAAGCAGACTGGATCGTAAGAGCTTCTCCGGTGGGTCCGATAATCGGATCACCAGGACGGTTAATAGCGTCTCCTCCACCAACTACAGAGTCATTAGCAGCAGTATTGATGTCGCTCCAGCGAAGAACACTTTCGGCTCCATCAAGCTTATCGCCAGAGAACATTGCTCTAACGGGTCTCCACTCATATACAAGGCGGAAAGGCCTAGGAACGCAGGTGTTAAACCATTCCTTGAGGGTTACATTGCCGTTAGTTACGTCTCTTGAGTAAACGTCGTTTTTATCAAGATCGGTAGTTTGTACTGAGGCAGTGCCGGCCTCTTTTCCTTGAACATTGACCAGCAGGTGCCAAACCTTTGTTTTATCTTGAATTCCTACATTTTCGTCAGTACTTGGGTTAGGATCCCAGGTAAATAGATTGCCGTAGTCCGCAGCAGAAGTGACGCCTTCTACTAAGAAGTTTTCGTCGTTTTCTGGGCTAGAGCCATAATCAGTGGCCGTTGTTAAAAATCCGGTGTAACCGCCCTTTCTGTTAAAGTTAGAAACAGTTTTGAAGAAGTTACAGTGGGCGTCAGATCTAATATATCCCCTCTCAAGAGAATCTTCTTCACCGAAGGTTGCGCTATCTTTGAGGATTACCGTATCTTGGTCAAATGGGAACTGAAACTTTCTGTTGTTTAATTTTTCGTCCCAAGTAACGCCGTCGGACTTAAGAGTTGCCAATCTTACGGCATAATTAGAATCAAAGGTATAATCCTTAAGTCTTTCTCCAGCTCCCTCGTAAGATGGGGACACGTACGAACCGTTTCTAAACGACGTGTTTTTACCTTCTCTCCCACCCGCTCCAACTGAACCAACGCCGTCAATTGCTCTAACATCTTCAGGAGAGTAGCAAAGGCTGGGATCATAGATCGCAGCAGCAACATAAACAAGGCCGTCTCTAATAATAACAGGATCAACTCCTTGTACACCAAAGTTAGACGTGGGGAGTAAACCCTCAGTGTTTGAGTTAGTAACCCAGGAAGTATTGCCAGTTAAGCCTTTAGGCTCGGTTTCGATAATGGCCTGTGTTCTTCTTACGCAGCGGAAGTCATTGCCTACTCCAGCGTTTGCAATTTCAAAATAGTATCCGTCAAACTTATCAAAAATACCCCACTTCTTAAGAGAAGGAGCACCCTTCATGCGGTTTTTATCCTCCACAGGCATTGTAGTATCTGTGTTAGGATCAAGGGTTTTGTTCATCTTCACACCCATAGTGGAAGAAGAAACTCTACCGGGTTGATAGCGGAAGAATCGCTTTGAAGTAAGAATTGTGGTGTTTCCGTCAGTAGCCACGAGCTTAGCTCCGGCTTCATCGGGGACGTGCTCAACGCCATCTACCACGTTTCCATCTGCATCAGCAACGTTTTCCACAGGAAACTGAGCCCATTCGGTCGGGCTAACATCGTATGTGTTAACGTCTGCAAAAATACCAAGCGCAACTTCGGCTCTTGGAATACCAAGGAGCGACAGGGCAACTTCGGACTGAATCTTATTTTGTTCCTCTACGGGAATAGGAGGCTGGTCCTCTGCAAAAACAACGGGAAGCGAATTAGCCGCCGGTTGTTGCCCCAAGGGTACTGGGGAGGTTTTTCCTACGGATACTTTTGAAGCCATATTCTTCTATGTAAATAACGGAAAATAGTTATATCTATAAGTATCTTTAATCTAATTAGTCAGATACGTAGATGTTTCCGTCGGCAATGAAATAATTGTTTTGAACAAGCTGTATTTTACCAGATCTTACGTCATATTGCTCTGTCGAAGAGAACAATGCAGACACAGACCCCGGAGTTTCAATTCTAATTGTTCCGTTTTCGGAGTCAACTTCTTTAACCGTAATGGGAACCTCGTCCGTCCAATCTTCTAATTGGCTGTTAGGAACAGCGACTCCGGTTGTAGAGATAAGGCTATTAGATGCGTTACCACCGGCAAAGAAGTTAAGCTGGAGAAGATCAGAGGAGCTTCTTAGCAAAATAAGAACATCGCCTGGGTTTGAAACGTCTGCAGAGATTCTTCTGATTGCAAAACCTCCCAGTCTTGCCGTTGCAGTAATTCTGTAGCCGTACCCATAATTTCTTTGGGAAACAGTGGGGTTTAATACGTCTAATAGGCCGTAATCTTGAGTACCGAGAATTTTCTTGTTTTGATTTGAGCCGCCGCCTCCCTGTCCTGAGGGAATTGTTGCAACTGGAGCCGTAACTGCAAAAATACCTGCTCTGAGTTGATTAGACTGCTCTACAACCTGCAAGTATTCTGCAGTTCCTGATGTGTCAAACGAATAACTAGAGGTGAGAGGGTATACTCTGGCATTAATAGTTCCAGGAGCGATCTGAACTGGCAATTGACCGTCAGTAACTGTAAAGAAAGTAGGATCAGCAACAACTCCTTTTTTAATTGTTAAAGAGGCTCTGCTATACTCATTGAGATAAAGATCGGTGCTTTGGATAACACTACCAGATGAGTTATAAGCTAAGTTTCCTTGTGCGTTCCAGTTATCAGATGCAACAAGCTGGATTCCAGTTTCTCCGCAATTGTTAACAATGTTGTTGTTGATGACAGAAACGTCAATGCCCGTAAAGTCAGCCGGTGCTGAGCAATTTTCAAAAAGATTACCCTGAACAACAAGCTTGTCAGTTTCTCTAATTTTAACAGGAGCAACGTTAGGCTCGTAAGGCTTGGAAAGTTGGAATACTCTGTTGTTAGTGAAGTTAATTTTTTCACTCTGAAGAGAGTAGATGGATGAGCCGTTACCGTTATAAAAAGAGCAGTTTTGGATCGTTATCGAGTCTGCAAACTCAAGTGCAATAAAATCTTGGTACTTAGAAGAGATACCATATACGTCGCTTTGAGGTGATCTAACGGAAATGCTTTCCGGCTTATTGCCATCAAAAGCAAGATCCTTAATAGTAATACCGTCGATCCTTCCAGTAACTCCTGTTCCTAATACGCCAATTGTTCCGAAGTCTGTTATTCCATTTACAAAACTAGGAGATTTTTTAATAATAGATGAGTTTCCTGTACCGAACAAAGATATGCCGCTATAAGCTGAAGGATCCGAAGTGCTGTAGATTCTAACATGGCCTACGTTGTATGTTCCTGTTGGGAAAAATACATTCTTAACAGCGTTATCTTTAGCGTAATCTATAGTTCTCTGAATTGCGGCAGTATCGTCAAACTTAAACTTTGCAGTTATGCCAGATCCGGTATAACTAGATAAATCAGATGTAGGATCTAAAGCATCGGCAAACTCGACAACTTTAGTTACGTCATTTTTAGCTACAATTTGTAAAACTTTTTTTCCAATTACGGCTTTACCAACGGGCCCACCTGATGAACCTAAGAGAATTTGGCCATCCAAAAAGTCCGGCAAAAGGAAATTAGGATCTTCTGCTATAGTTGCTTCGTCCCACGAGGGGGTTTGAGTGCTTCCTCTATCGAAGAAGGTTACCTGAGTCGAGGTTTGAAGTGCCCCGTTGCCTACTGCTGATATAAAATCAACTCTTCCACCGTATCTTCTGTAGATAACAGGAATCCAGTCAGAAGAACTTCTATTAAACGTAACTTGAACGTAATTGTCTTCGTCAAATTCTGTTCTAGGGTCTCCAACAACAATACCTGTTAAAGAAGTAACTAAGGAGTAAGGAGAGAATCTTCCTGTTTGTACATTGTAGGGAAACAAGTAGTATTCAATAGTTCTAGCCGAAGAAAGATTCTCGTCTCTAATAGAACCCACCGCGGAAATGTTCGGGGAACTAAAAATACCGCCATACTCAGAAACGTCAGGAGCAGTATCTTCGGTTAAGAAAAAGGCCGTAATTTGCTTACCGACCGTAAAAAAGTCTTCTTCAAACTGAGAATAGTTGCTAATAGAGTTGATGAATATTGAAGAGCCAGAGCTACTTGCCCCTGATACTCCTCCTGTAAAATACTGATCTAATCCAGCGGCTCCGAAGGATTTGACATTAACGTATGCGCTCTTATTTCCGTCTATCTGAACAACGGTCCTTGCTGTAGGATCTAGGCCAATATATCGCGCCATAGGTAAGGATAATAATATAACTATTATATCTTTAAACAGCAACCTTTTGGGTTAAAGGATAGTGACTATTTAATGTGTTAAAATGGACAAGCAAACTTTTGCAGAACTTATTGACGCCTACGCTGACGCTAAAGCTTCTAAAAACAAAATTCTTATTAGGTCTATGATCGATAACCTTGAGCAGGCCCTTAATATTTTGTTTCCCAACTCTTCTGAGTCCGAGCAAATGGGCGGCGAAGTAGAAATTACCGAAGAGTACTGAGATGAAAATAACAAGATTGCCTAGAGGAAATGCTCAGTTTCCTAAGGAAAAAGACCCGGGTGATATTGTTGTGCTATCTAACGGTGACTCATTTGCCTGGAGCAAACAGATTTGGAGGCTGATTGGCGGAAGGTACTTAAAGCCTGAAGTAAAAGACTGGATGCTTGACTACCTCAAAGAAGGCTGGCCTACTCCTTCAGACGCCAAGTTTGACTTGGGAGAAATGCTAAATGTCGCGGGAGAAGATCCCGAAGATAGGCGGTGGACAAATATGGCAATTAGTAATATAATAGAGGTGGCCGAAAACTTGCAAACCGAGCGAATTTCTTAATGAGTAAAGCAAAAGTAAAAGTCATCGGCGAAAAACTTGAAGTTGATAACATTGATTTATCAAGCCTTACAGTTGATTGTCATGGCGTAGAATATACTGCAGAGCAAGAACAAACCTTTGTTGATGTAGTTCGTTCTTACAATATGGTAGATATATTTGATCTATACTACGACGATAAAAAAGTTGTTAAAAGGATCTGGGTTTTAGGAGGAAAGCTTAGCCCTAAGTTAGCAGAAGCAAAAATTGTTTATAAAGACTAGAAAAGCGGGAAGGAATTAAATTCCAACCCGCCTTTTTTTTTATTAATAGAGAAAAAACAGATGGGCTCTTTTGAGCCCTATCTGCTATCAATTACGCTCGTAAAATTCTTCTTTAGTTGCTACTACTTCGGTTGTAGCTTCTTCAACTGCCTCGGGCTCAGGTGCAGAACCTGGCTCTTCTCCTAGTTGCAGCTGCATTGCTTCAACAGCCCCTTGAAGCTTGATGGCGAGTTCTTGTCGTTGAGCCAGAGCCTGGCGAAGCTGACCAATTTCAGTGTTGAGCTTCTCGAGTTGCTCAGTAAAATTTTTCTTAAGTGCTTGGGGTTCCATACTTTAAAGTTATGCAATTATGTACAAATATATTTTAACCTAAAAATTTATTTTTGTCAACCGGGTACTTCTTCTTCTTCTTCTGGTTCAACGTACCAAGGCAAAGGTCCCTCAGTTGTAGTCTCTAACGAGATAACTTTATCTATCTTTTCTTCTAATTTTGCCTCTACTTCTTCCTTATCAAAATACTCAACAGAGTCCAGCCATCCGATAACAAACTCTTCTGTTAAGTCTTCAAAAGGAACAAAAGTTTCTCCAGGAGAGGGCAAGCCCAAAACGCCATAAGAATAATCCTTGCGCCCTGATTTTTCTGCGTTAACGCGCCAATGTAAAGCTTTTACGATCCCTGTGCTTACGTATCTTTCTAAGCTACTAATGGTCCAGTTAAAAGATGTTGTCATTGTTAAGATAAATTAAATTTTTAAGTTAAGTAGGGTTAGATCAAGTTTTGGATACACTTGACAGATCTATTTTACCATCTCGACAAAGCACCTCTACCTTGTAAGTGGCGTTTGGAGTAGCACTTAAAGCAGTTTGAACGTCAAAGCGACATTGGCCACCGTTTAGATTTGTAAATGTGACATCAGATGCAACGGTTGTCCTATATTCATAAATAGGCTGGATGTCACCGATAGCCACGACCCCGCTAGTGT